GTGACAGGTGACAGCGTGACAGGTGACAGCGTGACAGGTGACAGGTGACAGCGTGACAGCGTGACAGCGTGACAGGTGACAGCGTGAGAGCGTGACAGCGTGACAGCGTGACAGCGTGACAGCGTGACAGCGTGACAGCGTGACAGCGTGACAGCGTGACAGCGTGACAGCGTGAGAGCGTGACAGGTGACAGCGTGACAGGTGACAGCGTGAGAGCGTGACAGCGTGACAGCGTGACAGCGTGACAGCGTGACAGCGTGACAGCGTGACAGCGTGACAGCGTGAGAGCGTGACAGGTGACAGCGTGACAGGTGACAGCGTGAGAGCGTGACAGCGTGACAGCGTGAGAGCGTGACAGCGTGACAGCGTGACAGCGTGACAGCGTGACAGCGTGACAGCGTGACAGCGTGACAGCGTGACAGCGTGACAGCGTGAGAGCGTGACAGGTGACAGCGTGACAGCGTGACAGCGTGAGAGCGTGACAGCGTGACAGCGTGACAGCGTGACAAGCAAAAAGCCCGCCCTTTTTCAAGGGCGGGCAAAGTGAACAAGCAAATGCCCGCCCTTTTTCAAGGGCGGGCAAAGTGGTTTATAAGTCGGCCTTCGTCATACCTTCAATGAGCGCGGCGGCGGCAGCTTTCCGCCCTTCTACGCTCATCTCATTTCGTTTCTGCAAGATGAGCGCGAGAACAAAGGCATCGGGTGACATAGGCTTTCCGCCGCCGCCCGCTTCACCGCCCGCTTCACCGCCCGCTTCACCGCCGCCCGCTTCCGCCTTTGCGGCGGGATTACGATAGGCTTCAAGCCATTCGTCGGGATTCAGCCCGCCGTCTTTCATGCCGCCCGCTTGCTTGAAAGCGGCAGACGCGACATCCGTCTTGAGGTTCGCGAATTCGCGGGCATCTAGCTTACCTTCGCGAACGGCGAGTGACGCCGCGATGAACTTGGAGCAATTTGTAATTGTCCCACGCGCATCCCTACCGATTCCGCCCGCTTCGACATAGGCAAATTTGATCAGTGCTTGCCAATCCACTCCTTGGACTATGCAAAGGCTTGCAAGCTCCGCGAAGGATTTGTTTCCCTTCATTGATTGCTTTGCAAGGTTCACTCCGCAGGCTACCAGTTCAATTGGGAACTGGTTTGCAATCGTCGCGGGCTGATGATCGCCCTTAGCATCGACAACTTCGACAACTTCGACAACTTCGACAACTTCGACAACTGGAGTTGCCACAACTTTGTTTTTAGTAGTTTTCATAACTTCATTGAGGGGTTAGCGTTTGGTTGTTAAGGTGCTTCCCTCACTTAAGAGGGGGGAAGAGTGAAATCCGCCCACCCGTCATAAATATGACACCCGCGCCATGCACCCCGTCACCTCCACACCTTCCCACGCACCCCGCTTCCCGTCCCCCGCGCCATGAACCATGCATATTGTATCAGGAATCGGGAACCACGCTACGGGTGGGGGTCGGCTTTTTCGTGCCACATGTGTGCGTGTGTATATGTGTAGAGAAAAAAATTGACAGCCCTCCAAATCGGCTTAACAGTCTGTCCATGCCAGACCAAAAGAAGCAAGAGTACTACAAAACGAATCGGGATTCCCGACTCACGTATCAGAAAGCCTATTACAGGAACAATGCACAACTTGTTAAGCGTAAGCGAGAATTGCAAGAAACGCTTGAGCCAGAGAAATATGAAAAGCAGCGCGAGTACCAGCGTGCGTACTATCTGGAGAATCGTGCGCGAATCAGGGAACACCGTGCAAATCGAGCAAAAGAGGCTAGTTCTGTAAAAACTAATATGTAACACTTTTCCTTAATATGTCCCAACTCAGCAGAAAAGAATTGACGAAGCCAAAAACAGCGTCATAGTTCGCAGAAATCCTAGTGTTTATCGGTAACTAATAAGTCCCTACGATTTGTAAGTTAAAAAGTCTTATCATAACACTGTTCACTAATGTGTCCGACACATTAGTGAAGGACTTCTAAATAAGACTTTTTATATTGTATAGCAGAAAATAATTGACAAAATAAAGCCTGACACCAACCTGAACGCCTGACCATATGCAAACTGAACTGAAACCATTATCGAACGCTCCCGACTACGCCTTAGCCGAAAGCGGCTACGTGTACAATGTAAAGACGAAGCGGAGAATCAAACGCCAGTGGGTTAGCGGACGCTGGAGATCGCACATTCGCGACTCTGCTGGCCGACCCTTTTACCTGTGCCATGATTCCTGCCATACGAACGCTGCAAAGGACACGCTATCACGCGAACAGATACGCCCGCTGCCAGACAACCAGAAATACGGCGTGACGCCCTACGGAGCCATCTGGTGCTTAAAGCCAGCTTGCAAAGGTCCGAATGCTGGCGAGCCTTTCATCTTGAAGGAACACTTCAAAGGCAACAACCGCTACGTCAGGATCGCCAACAAGTTCGGACAGCAGCGAACGATCAATGTTAAACGACTCATGGAACAGACATGGGGTACAGCTCAAAGCGAATAAAGTGTTGACAACTTCTGCGGATTCGTTATTCTGCTGTGAATGTTGGCAAGCCACTTAGACATCAACGGACTCGATTTGCTTTCGCTAGATGAGAAAGGGAAGCCCGTTGAGTCCAGACTTAAAGACGTAGCTAGTGCGCTTTCCATTTTTGCTTCATTGCGTAGGGGCGACGAGAAGTCTTCTGTTGTCCGTGCGCGGATCGACGGGATGTTCGACGGCGCGGCTCCTTACGATAATGCAAAACTGCTTGCCACAAACCAGCAACTCAAAACGAACCTAAACTTCGGAGAAGCTCAACGCTTGTTGGACATCTCCCTCTCCGCTTACGTTGACCTCTACAGTTCGCTTGAGTGTCTCGTCGAAGTCAAAGGCACGTTGGGCGAGCAGAGCCAGATGGGCTACAAGCAGGACGTAATCGCAGAAGAGTTTACCCACTTGCTGCGTAACTGGCCTGAGTTTCACAGCAGCTACTTGCGCCTCTGCACGACGTTCATCAAACACGGAGTCGGCGTCGCCTACTTCGATTCGCCTGACGACTGGAAGTTTCGTGTCGGCGGGTTCACAGATATCCTCATTCCGCGCCAGACCCCTTCCTCAGAGAACGCAGTAGACGTAGCTGTCATCAGGCGTGACTACTTGTTGCACGAACTCTTCTCGTTCATCAAGAACGAAGATGTCGCTACGAAGATCGGCTGGCTTCCTGACGAAGTAAAGCGGATCATTGTCAAAAACGTCAAGACAACGGGCCGTCGCTACAGCGAAGGCGGTTCGCTATACACCGATTGGGAAGCGATCCAACAGGAGCTTAAGAACAACGATCTCTACACTGGACTCCAGAATCCTACTGTCGCTGTATTGCACTTCTTAGTTCGCGAGATGGACGGCACTGTCTCGCACTTTATCTGCGCGGAAGACACTCCTAAAGACTTCATCTACAAGAAAGTTTCACGCTATGCCTCGCCCGAACAAGCTTATGTGATGTTCACATACGGCGTCGGTTCCAACGGAACATTCCACTCGATTCGCGGATTGGGCCAGCGGATCTTCAACCACATTCAGACGAGCAATCGTTTGCGTTGTCAGATGATCGACGGCGCGATGCTAAGTTCTGCTGTGATGCTCCAGCCTGAATCGCAACGCGCTCTAGACGAGTTGCAGTTCACCTACTACGGCGCGTATGCAATTGTTTCGCCAAACGTAAAGATCGTCGAGAAGGCGATCCCGAATCTCTCACAGGCAGTAATGCCAGCCTTGCAGGATCTCACAAATCAACTGCAACAGAACACCGACACTGTTTCTACCTACGGCCCGAATCAGGGATCACCGTACAGGAACCAGATGCAGGTTATGTCTGACATCGATGTTGCAACGCGTCTTTCAGGCGCGAGCTTAAATCTGTTCTACTCCGCTTGGAGCCGTTTGATGAGGGAGATTGTAAGGCGCGTCATTAATCTCAAAAGACCTGATCCAGCAGTTCGCGAGTTCTTCGCGAGATGTGAGGCTCGCGGAGTAGAACTGGAATTTATCAAGTCGCTTGATCTGAACAAGACGCGGGCAGTTCGTTCCGTCGGCGGCGGCTCACAAGCAAATCGTGTTGTTGCACTTCGCGAATTGCAAGCCATGTCTGGCACGTTCGATGAAGTCGGTCGCAGGAACTTGACACGGGATATCGTTAGCACACGCGTGGGCCATGATCTCGCAGATCGTTACGTTCCGAAGGAGACTGAAGATCGTCAGACTGTCGATGTCAAGATTGCCTACTTTGAGAACCAGCAGCTTCAAGCTGGACAGCCAGTTCCAGTGCTTCCGTCTGAAATGCACGGGATGCACTTGCAAGCACACTTGCCGTTGCTCAACCAGATCATCGAACAGATCAACACTGGCGCAGCCGATCCACAACAAGTACTGCCGATTCTTCAAGCCTTTTACCAGCACATCTCTGAGACACTCCAGTTTGCTGGAGCAGATCCAATGCTCGCATCTATTGTTGGACAATCCAAACAGCTTCTGCAAATTGCTGACGAGGCGATCAACAACACGACGAAAGCTTTGCAGAAGATCCAACGGGATCAAGCCCAACAGCAGCAAGAAGGGATGCCACAACAAGATCAAGCCGCTGTGGCTTCTCAGAACAACGCGGAATTGAAAATGCAAGAGCATCAGATGAAGATGCAGATCGCACAACAAAAAGCAGAACTTGACATGAAGATCAGACAGGCTAAATTTGATCAGGAGCAATCGATGCGAGATGCAAAATCGGCACTCCAATTCCGCGAGCAACAAGCTTAAAGCCAATAGCATATGCTTGACAAAAGTAAAATGGCTTGCAATAAGCCCCGCACAACTCCTGATCATCCGACGAAGTCTCATGTCGTCAAAGCCTGTAGCGGCGGAAAAGAAAAACTCATCCACTTCGGACAAAAAGGAGTGAAAGGCTCGCCCAAAAAGGAAGGTGAAAGCGATTCATATCGCAAAAGGCGCGAAGCATTTAAGTCCCGCCACGCTAAAAACATCGCTAAGGGCGTAATGAGCGCGGCCTATTGGGCCAATAAAGTGAAGTGGTAAAATAATTTATGGCAGCAAAGAAAATTCCGATTCCGATCCCGCTGGATCGGTGGTTCAATGACATTAAATCGATTGAAGAACTTCGCACTATCCTCGATAGCGAAGCCTTCCAAACCGCAACCTGTATCCTGAAAGAAGCAGCTGGTCCATCCTTCTCTTCTCTTTCACAGAATGGAGACAGTAACAATCTAAGACACGCATGGTATGCTGGATATCGGGATGCTTTTGCGGATCTGACGAAACTGACAAAATTACCAATTGATAAACAACCACTAATTGACGAATGGACACACCTATCGAATCCGTAAACGCGGCTGATCCAATCAGCCAGCTTCCAACAGAAAACCAACCTGACTCCTTTGGCGCGGCTCTTGACGCAGCCTTCGCTTCGCTGGAATCCTCTTCACAGGAACCACAAGAAGTGCAGCAAGTTGAGCAAAAACTAGAACCAGTTACTCAAACTGAGGCTCCTGTAAGCTATGAAGAGGAAGATTTGCTTGAGCAGCTTACTGAAGAGGGCGACTGGACGCCTAAAGCAGCCAATCGCTTCAAGCAACTCAAGGAAGAACTTAAGCAATTCCGTTCAGAACGCGACCAGTTCAAGCAACTTACTACGGAACAAGAGCAAAAAATTCAGGAACTTGCTGCTATTGCAGAGAATCGTGACGTTGAAGAGCTTCAGGCAAAGGTTGCTGAATACGAACAAGAGCGAATGTTCAGTAATCTTGAACAAACGACGGCTTTTCAGAACGCGGTTACTAAGCCTTTGGCTGCTTTAGTGGAACAAGTTGACCAGATTGCTGATAAATACGAGCTAGATTCCAGTTCTTTGATCGATATTCTAGCTCTAACTGATCCAACTCAGCAGGATGAGATGCTTTCTGAGCTACTTCCGAATGCTTCTGATCGCGATAAAGCTAAATTGTACCGCATTATTGAGGAAGTTAACCCTATTTTGCAGCGCAGACAGGAGCTTTTTGACAATGTTGAAGCTGCTTCTAAGGAGGCTGCACTGCTTGAAGAGACTAAAAACAAGCAAGAACTGTACGAAAAAGTCAAACTTCGGGAGAATATTACCCGAAATGTGGTGGAACGGATCACTGAAAAGCTCCCTTTTGTGAAAAATATTAGCGGATTGGACATTAGTTCCATTCAACAAAAGGCAGCGCAGACTGATCCGACAGTAATTCATCCTGTAGACTTTGCCTACAACGCAGTATCGGCACAAATCTTGCCAGCAATTGTTCGTGAGTATAACAGTCAGAAAAAAGAGATCGAATCTCTGACAGATCGACTGGCAGAATACGAGAATGCCGAGCCTAAGATTTCTGGTTCTAGTCCGACAAGGACTGCAACTGGATTATATAGCTCAGGCAATTCTGGTGCAGTTGAAGGCAACTTCATTGACGCAATTAACAAAGCATTTGGCAGTTAACTAATCACTGCATAGACATATCAAAAAGGGTGTTGACAACAACACCCTTTTTTCGTACTTTCTTCTTGACGTAAGTTTCATCGGCTGCTCTAGCCATCAATTAGTTCTAAAAGGAAACGAAGTCAAGAGGCTCTGTTCTCGCATTCATACTCTGTTCGGTTGCTCTGGCCTTCAATCAGTTCTACATATACAGCGTATTCTCATTCAACCTTTGTCTTCACAACTAACCTTCTTTTTAACTTCTTACTAACCTAATTTTATGGCTAACACTTCATTTAATCTTGGATCTGATGGTACTACCGCTATCAACACTATTCTTGCCGAAGAGGCAAACCGCATCGGACAAGACATCTACACCCGCACGCTGCACACCAGCCCGTGGATGGACTTGCTTAAACAATCTGCCTTTCCAGACGGAATGGGCTATCGTCTTACGACGCTTATCTATGACCGCGCACTCCCAGTTCAATCTATTGGTGGCACAGTTATTGGCGTAAACTGGTCTAATTTGGCAACGCTCAGTGCTGATGATAACACCTTTAACGCGTCGTCTGTTGAGCAACCTCTTAAGGATACCGCCTACGATATTCAAGGCGGTCGCGGTGGTGCTGGTAACGGAACTGCTACTGGCAGTGGTGGTAACACCACCGATCAACGGGCATACATCAACTTCGCTAAACGCCTTAAGAACTATTCGCTTAAGCGTGCCATTATTGAATCGCCGCGTATCGCACTGGAAGACCTCCGCTTCGCAGCTTATCGTCAAGAGCAGCTCCGCGCTATCATGGACAACATGACTACGGCTACCCGCTTCACTTGGGAAAACCGTAATCGTGACGAGTTTGAGCTTCTTAGCGATAACTTGATCGTCTGTAAGGCAACTAGCACTTCTTTCGTGACTGGCCGCGAAGATGCAACTGTAACGGCAGCTTCGACTACGGCAAATAGCGGACAATTGCTTGCAGCTGCTAACATCTCCAACGCTGTTCTCGATAAGGCTTACTTCCAACTTGTTCGTAAAGGTGCGGGTTCAAATTCCTACGGAAAAGAAAACGGTCGCCCTGTCTTCGCACTTGTCTGCTCGTCGGAAGCTTCCTACGCGCTGCAAACTGAAGCTGGTTTCCGCGATGACGTTCGTTACAACAACTCCAAAGTTAGCGATCTGATCGCTCCGTTGGGTGTTGAGAAGTCCTTCCGTGGATACTATCATCTCGTTGATGATCTTGCTCCACGTTTCACGATTACAAATGATGCATACGTTCGCCAGCAGCCTTACTCGATTTCGTCAATCTCTGCCGTAACCGATAATGCATCTTACGAATCCGCACCATACGAATTGGCCTTCATCATCCATCCTGAAGTGATGGAAGCTCAAGTTCCAACTTCGTTCAGCGGGTCGAACGGACTTACCTTCAATCCGCTCAACTATCGCGGCGACTTCAAGTGGACCAACATCCTCAATGAAATCACCAACCCTGACGGCGGTATCGGATTCTTCCGTGGAGTTCTTGCCAGTGCATCGAAGCCAATCAAAACCGATTTCGGTTATGCGATTCTCTTCCAGCGCACCAGCACCACTCCTGCTGCTAACTAAACCCTAAACGCTAAGGGGTTCCAGTAAAACGGAACCCCTTAGCTTCATCTTTTAACTTACTAAAACGATGCCTACCTTAGACGACGCCCCTACTATTGCCCCAATCGCCGCAGCAGATCTTGCTGGAGCCGATCTCGTACAAGTTTTTAGTGCTTCTCTCCGCAAGCCTAAGACAGCTTCTATTACGAGTTTTGTTTCTGCTTTCTCTCGTTTACTTAACTATTTTGGTTTCTCTACTTCAGACGTTAATGCCGCTGCAACTGGTAACTATACCGTTACTGGTTTTGACGTCACTACCCGTGTTACTGTGTTTTCTGGCACAACTTCTGGAACCAATAAAATTAACTTACCAGCAGCAAGCGGGACTATTCGGAATGTTTCTATTCTTAATGTTTCAGCAACTACTGGCGCAGTAAATAGTATTATTGCTGCTGGAAGTGATAAAATTGTAACTGGTCAGAATGGTGTTGCAGGAGCCGCAACTATTGCAAGTCAAGCAATTGGTACATCTATACAGCTACTCTCTGACGGAGTTAGCAAGTGGTATCACATCTCTAACGACGCTCAATAATCCCCTATCCTGCATCCTGTTTCCCGAATCTTGCCTCTGGCAAGCTTGAAATAGGATGCAGGCCACTTTCTTTTACTTCTAACTAAACGCTAACATGGTTTCATTTGACGAATTTCTCTCTAAACTATTAGGTGATGCTCTATCTGGAAAGAAAGAGGATGACGGAACCAGTGAAGCGGCTATTGATCCTAACGGTCCTTTCGCAGCTTATAGAGCGAAGCAAATGGCTGACGTTAAAGCAGCCGACCTCGCTCGTAGAGCTGGAAGTGGTGCAAGCGGTACGACCGCTTTAACTACTACAGGATCTGCCAGTGGCGGACCAATGCTTCCAGCTACTGTCGCCAAACCAAATCTGCCCGCTGTTGTTAAATCTAACCCACCAGCTACTATCCGCTCGCTCATTCAAAAAGGGGTCAATATTCTTGAAGGTCGCGAAATGCGGAATGTTACGCCTAAGCCTAATGTCGGCGCACTTGAATCTGGCGCGTTGTTACCCACTGCCGCTGCTGTGCCACTTGCCCTTTTAGGGATGACTACTCAAGCTGGTCAAGGCGACTACGTAGTTGAAGAAGGCGATATCAACGACGTTATTAGGAAAGGTCTTGTAAAAGCCCCTAAAGAAAGCGGCCCAATTCCAGAAGTCGGACCACCTAAGTCTGCTAAGAATCCTGAAGAACAGCCTACTCAGTCACTTGAGACTACTGGAAAAATGGCGATGCAGAAGAGTCAAACTCCGCCGCCACAAGCTCCTGCGCCTGCTGCGCCTGCTGCGCCTGCTGCGCCTGCTGCGCCTGCTGCGCCTTCTCGCGATATCGACGCGCTGTTCATGAAAGCAACAGGCACAGAGTTCGATCCAAAATCTCGTTTGGACATCTCTCGTAAAGCCGAACTTGAAAATCTTCTCAAAAGTAAACCAGAACTCGCTGGCAAATCGGATACTCAAGTTGCTCTGCAATGGTATCGCCAAATGGAAAATGCTAAACGCAAATAATTATTATGGAAGGAATGATCGCAATCCCAGAAGGCTTCAAAGTTCCCGTAAAGAACGAAGGAGAAATGTTCACCGTACCCGTTGAGTTTACTGTCATGGACGGTATGCTTATGCCCGTTGCCATCGACGGCATCGACCTTCCCGCTCCGCAAGAAGAGGGAGCTATGGAAGAAGGCGGAATGGAAGACGAGATGGGGGGCGAAGGCGAAGGCGAGATGGAAGGCGAAGGCGAAGACATGGGCGGCGAAGGCGGCTTCATGGTCGCCATCGAGAAGGCAATGGGTAAAGGTAAGAGCTAATCGCTCGCCTTTCCTGTACTATACTAAACGCATAAGCTTGACATTTCGTCTAGCTTATCGTACTTTATTTTCCGTAATGTCCGCCGCCAAATACGACTTAACAATCCCAAAAGGTGAAGACTATAACTTCACGCTGCGGATTCTGGACTCTTTAGGCGCAGCTGCTGCATTAGGTACTACGCCTTTCGGCAAAGCAGAGATCCGTGAAGCTGACCGCAAGCCTCTAGCCGCGACGTTTACTATTACTATTGCTGTGCCAGCAACGCCTAACGGTACGCTGAAGTTTGCTTTAACCAAAGCACAGACACTTACTTTGGACGTAAACAAACGGTATAAGTGGGACTTCTTCTGGTTCGATGCCGCCGACGTTACGCACAAATTGCTCTATGGCGATGTAAACGTAGCCGCAAATATCACGCACTTAACCTAATGGCAGACGTATCCTTATCGCTCGACACCATAGAGTACCCGTTGACAGTTGTTGACGGCACTACTCTTACGCTTTCGTTGAACGGTGCTAGTGGGCCTTCAGGTGGAAACGGAACAAATGGCACTAATGGTACTAATGGTACGAACGGTACGAACGGCGCAGCCGCTACAATTTCAGTTGGCACAGTTACAACAGGTGCGGCTGGCTCTTCAGTTATAGTTACCAATGTTGGCACTAGCTCTGCGGCTCAGTTTAATTTTACAATTCCAAGAGGTGATACAGGAGCAACAGGAGGAGTCTCTTCAGTGGCAGGACGCACTGGAGCAGTTACGCTTGCCAGTGCCGACATTACGGATGCGACATCTGCTGCAACCGCGAATAAGTTAGCTCTACGCGGTGCAAACGGACAAGTAGCATTCTCATCTAATAGTGCAACAATACCTACCTTAACCTTATCGAATGGTGGTGTGAGCGGAGACGGAAATTGTTACACTATTAGTTCATCCAGTAACGGCAGTGGGATCTCTTCAACCTGCGGAGAAGATGGGGGTTCTGCTTTTTATGGGTCATCTCCAGCTTTTGATTTTCTAGCCGCACGTTCTGGTTTTCATTTTAGTTCCCCCGCTGCCAACAGTGGGGCAACAGCATTCACTGCTGGTTGGAGTGATCCAACTGGTGTTGCTTATCTTACGATCAAGGATGACGGTCGGGTTTTAGTTGGGGGGCGGACGTTTAATTGGCCGTCCATTGGCGGAACAGTAGCCGTGACTAACGCAACCCAAAACTGGAGCGGCACACAGACGTTCAGCGGTGCGATGGAAATCACCAATGCTACTGCATCAACCTCTACAACCACTGGAGCACTAAAGGTTACTGGTGGTGTAGGTATTCAAGGAGCGATTAATGTCGGTGGCGCGTCTAGCTTCACCAACGCTGCTCGTCCTACATCAAGCGCAAGCGGATCGCCAGACGCAACGAGTTTGATGACGCGAGATGATGTTGACGCAGCAGCGTTTGATAATTTCGGAACGACACTCAGAGTTACCAACCCTACATTCAGTGCTACACCAACTGGAGGTACTTCTGGATCTTCCTTTCCTCATTTCATTGCTATTTTAGGGTGCGGAACTGCTGCTAATGGTTATGCCAGAGCATCATTTAATCGCGGATTGAATCAAGTCCCAAGCCTTACTGGCAACGGGATTACTTTTTCGCAACCAGTTTCAGTTGCTGTGAAACTAACTGGGTATTTTGAAAACAGCACTACTAAGTTTAGGCTTATCGTTGGTGGTAATAATGGAGTACCTGCAACTGCTGACAACGATGCACTGTCTGTAGTAGGGTATGGCCTTGAACTTGCTATAAACGCTTCGAATTTTGTAACTATAGCTGCATTTGCCCATAATGGAACAACTTTCGTAAAGGCAACACCAACGGTTACTTCTTTAACAAGAGACTCGATGGCGGCTCAGTTTTCTACTTTTGTTATTTCAAGCAACGGAACTGGAACAATTACGGTTCAATATAAAACAGGAAGAACCGTAAATTCTGCATCCACCACAACAGGCGGCCCAACAACTGCTGGTATTTTGGCAAATGCTTGGGTCGATGCAGCAACAGTAAACGGTGCGTCAAACGCAGCAAACACAAGAATTTCGATTCAAGATTTCATGATTAAACTCTCTTAACACTCATGTACACCTCAATCACTCCCGCCTTCCGTGCTGCCGCTGAGATCGAGCAGGTCACTGCTGACACCGTCTCGTTTGTCGAAGCTCGCCTCAAGCAACTACACGAACTTGCTGCTGATCCCGCAGTGCTCGAAGTGTTTGGCAAGAACGCTACCACTGCGCTGACCGCTTACTCTGCGTTCTTGCAGGCACTCAGCGTAGCCAAGCCGAACCACAACGCGCCGTCCTTCGACTTAACCGTTTTCCAGCCGCAGCCTGACGGCAGCGTACTATTCGTCGCACCTGAACCAGAACTTGCTTCCGAACCAATTACCCTGTAAACTACTCCTATGACAAACAATATCGACAAACAATCCTTCGGCGAAGGAGGATGCATTATTTCGACTAATGCAGTACCAACGGCTAGTCCTCAGTACGAATTTTGTGCTATGCAGTGCGTTACTGACGTTACTGTAAGTGTAGCACTAAGCACTCCTCTAATGACTGGTACGCAGACAGTAACGTATCCTGCTGGCTTTATCCTATATACACAAATCAATGGTGGTACTGGAACTATTTCTGGAACTGCAATCTTCTACAAAGCACTCTAAAGCTAGATGAAATTAGGCTTAGGCAATAGTTTTGTTAAAGACAACGGTAGGGGCAAGAAGCTTATTGCTCCTACTGCGCCTTCGCTTGATTTACAGTTTGCGGCTACTAAGAGCTTAACAGCAATTAAAGGTCCAACGCCAGTTCTTACGCGAGCGTCCACAGCAACGTATCGTGATTCAAGCAACGTGCTTCAGACAGCAGAAATCAACGCTCCACGATTCCATCACGATGAGTCATACGCTGGAGCGACTGCTACTGCAACTTCAGCATCATACGGCGGTATATTCTACTTCGATCAATTCACGGACTTTGCAGAGTCTGGTGTAGTTTTTCCATCTTTCCTAAATAATAATGGAGATAGATTAGAATATCGCAGATCTCAGACAAGTTGGTATATCAATAATGAGCCAGCTTCTAGCTTTGCGCTTACTCTTAGATCATTAGGTCTTTTAGTTGAAGCTCCTGCAACAAATCTTGTTTTAAACTCAAGTACTTTAAGAAGTTCTGGATATACATTTACAATTACCAATACATCTGAAGATACAAAAACGTATATTTTAAGTGCTGATGCAGCTTCTTATAATCCAAATTCTTTATTTGATTCTTACAATGAAGATAATTATGACTTCCAACCAATGCGTAGGTCATTTTATTATTTTCAACTCGATGGTACATTTTCAACGACATTTCAAGTTACTCTTGGCGCAGTAAAAAACATTCAAGTTGAAGAAGTTATTTCAGGTGCTGGAAATTCAACAGGTTCGACTTCGTATATTCCAACTGGAGCGACTCAAGTAACAAGGGCCGCAGACGTATGCACAATTAGTGGTGCAGATTTTTCTGGATTCTACAACGCCTCTGCTGGTACGTTAGTTTCTCAATTTACAAGTTCGGCAAGTAGCAACGCCTCCTACGTAGCTCTATCAAACGGCAACATAGCTGCGAACTCAATTCACTTTGATAACGATCCAGCTACACCATCGTCCAGAGCTGTGTACTATTCTGGATCATCAGTTGTTGCAAATTTAGGATTAGGCGCACAAAGTGCTGTTGGAACGATTGAAAAGTTTGCAACAGCCTATTCAGTTAATGACTTTGCTGCAAGCCGTAATGGGGGAACAGTAGTTACGGATAACACTGGAGCCGTGCCAGTTGGACTTAGCCAAATGAATATTGGATCAGACGAAAGAACTCAAGGCATCAACTACACTAATGGATGTATCGCATCGATTCAGTACTATAAAAGCAGATTGTCAAACTCAATGCTAAAAACTATTTCAAAATGATTGACTATCTTCTAAAGTTCCCCAACAAGCAAACTGCTGAACAATTCGGCGTTTCCAACGGTTTCGCTAAACTCGATCCTGAATCAGGATTGGTATTCTCGTCTCTTGCAAGCCATACCCACGCACTCCATCAAATTGGCGAGCATAACGGCGATGGAAAGTATTGGGTCTTGTTCCGTGATCTTGTCGGAATCCCTGTTCCTGAAGGCGGCGAGCAGTTCATTTTCTGGTCATCCAACATGACGATCACAGACGATGCAGGCAACGACGTTCCAGTCCCACGACCTATTGACGATCCAAACGTGCCTAATATCTTTTGGGCCTAACCCTTTATCCTGATGCCAATCTCTCCGTTACCGCAAGCACCGTACAGGCAGGACAATAGGAACTTCCCTACGCCTCTTGTGGGGGACGTACTGTTTAGCGAAATACGTGACTGCACTCGCGGCAACGATCCATTCCCTGCGTACGGCACGCCACACCCTAACTCTGAAAAGTGGCCGTACCACAAGCTTGTTTTCATTAAGCCTGTTCCAATCGAGCGGGACGGGATCTTTGAGTTCTTCTACGCAGCGGAAAGAGATAATCAGGATCTGTACAACTTCCAGTACTTAGAAGGTGGGTTTGTACTTAACCGCGCATACGTAATTTTGCGTAGCGAACTGGCTACCTTTAACGAGCCAGCAGACGGAACAGTTGACGTTCGGTTTCCAGAGTACAAGTACGCCACGCGCAACGTAAAGCGGATCGACGAGAAGGAACTGGACTCGCTGTACGTCAACGTAGAACACATCTACAGCAAGCAGGGCGTAGAAATCGCCAAAAGCAGCGACTCGAAAACAGGTTATTCAGTACGTAGAACCACCCAAATTGGCGTAAACCCCGTTACGGGCGGCAATAGCCAGAGTCAGTTGGACGAAAAGGGCTGGACGAACCAGACCGAATCGGTAATTGTAACGGGCGGCACAATCGCTTCGGCCAGAGAACAGAAGCCTTTCATTAAGATCGACAGCAACTCCACGGCTGCATCAACACCAACACTCCCTGCTACGGGCAACGGCAACAGCCAGTTGGTGTACGACAACGGAACGGACAAAGTTTACCAGAACACCGTTGAGGTTTCTACCGCTAGAACTGGTCCTGCTGGTACAGAGAAAGACGTAAAGCCTTTCGTTGCACTTACGTCTGCTAAAACGTACAGCACTACAGGCGATATTTCCGCACCAACTGGCTCGTCCAATGTAATTTTCAACGACGGACAAACAACCGTTTACGAAGTCAGTAACGTAACGTCGCAGGCTAGAGCGGGATCTGCTGGTACAGAGAAAGACGTAAAGCCTTTCGTTGCACTTACGTCTGCTAAAACGTACAGCACTACAGGCGATATTTCCGCACCAACTGGCTCGTCCAATGTAATTTACAATGACGGGCAAACAACCGTTTACGAAGTCAGTAACGTAACGGCTACTGCAAAAGAAACTCAAATCGGAGTTTCAAAAGAAGTAAGGGTTGGATATCGGTTTGAGCATACGGATCGCTACTCACCAAACAACGAATTGCGCTCCAGCGGAATTGGTGACGTTGACTTGGCGTACACTGACGGGCAAGTCACTGCTTATAAAGTTAGAGAGTCGAAAGTACTCTTAGACACTAACTTACAAAAGTTTACGTCTAGTCAAAAGAACACAAAGATTCTTAAAAGGGTAGTAGAGACGGAGTACTCAATTAACCCATTTGGTCCTGAGTCAGACATCTACGATTCTGAATTGGTAGCTACCGATGGCATTACAAAGATATATAAACGCGATACCGTTACGGTTTCTCCGAAACAAAAAAATACGTATTTCTCGTTTGTTCAAGCAACCCGCCCAGCGGAACTTACACGCGTAGCTTTTCAAGTAGTTGAACGTCAAGCAAGTTTTAAATCTACACGCGACACGCGTGATAAAATTGTTGTAAAACCAATTATTAAAGAAGGTTTTACTGGCTTGTTTCCCGCAAAGATCGTTGAGTATTACCAAGACGAAGCACCGCAAGAAACTTCTTTTAACATTATTCGGTTTAATCCAACAAGCATTGACTACGAAGGCTTGACGTTCAATCTCCAGATCGGACCAACTCTTCACGAACAGATCTCTTTAAAGGACACCATTGGTACTTCTGATCCTGAGTTCAAAGCAGGAACTCAGCTCGATGACGACTTTAAATCAATACCCGCCACCGTACCAACTAAAGTCCCAACAGGATATCAGCTCCACGCGGTAGACATCGAACCGTACGAAAAAGGCTTTGTTATTAAAGAGATCTACATTAAGTGGAAAGACGATAACGTATAATGGCACAATTCGGATCAACGTCGGATCTTTCCAGAAGCATCCCGCTTCAAGCAGGTGTCGGCAATGCTGACTCTAAAAAAGCGGGGTTCGGAACCGCAATCCAGAAGCCGCACTATGCTCCCGTAAAGTATGGGCCGCGTGCTTTGGCAGAAGTTTCTTCATTCTCTAATACAAGCATTACCGCAGCCGAACCGCTTATGGCAAGCGGCACAAAGTTTTCGAAGTTTGGGAACTTCTATGGAATCAATGCGGATGAGAACGGAGATTTATTTTTGAATGGCGGATACGTTACCGCTGGATCAAAAGGAATCGCTATTGAACCTTACAAGATATTTGACTACTCATCAAACGAATGGCGCGGTAGGGATAAAGAACACTTGGTCCTTACCGTGGAGGGGAGTGGAGTTGTCAGGGACGGCGTACTTCTTCCTCAATTCAACCTTAGCGATGCCTCAATTAGCGTTTCAAAAAGTATCGGCCAAACGGTTCTGCCATCGAAAGGTACAAAAGATGGTACGTTTAGGACTTCATTAGGTCAGTTTACATTGGGTTCGTTCGCCCCAAACCAGCTAGGTAACTTCTTCATTAGCTTCTGCTTCAGTGGTTTTACCGTAAACCGAAACGCTTAAATGTCAGATACAATAGATACGTTGGCTGATTGGAACGAACTAATTGGGCAGAGTTCATGCTGTTTAATTCCGTCGGCTCCTACCCCCTTAATCGAATACACATCCGTCCAAGAACGTCGTAATCTTTGCGGTGTAATTAACTACGAAGACAACGAAGATGATGGACCTGACTACAGTTCAGAAACGGAGTACTACGAAGACGGTCACTCAATTACGCGCACCCACGCCAGCGGCGGTGGTGTAACATACAAGCACCATCCGTTCTTAATAACGAAATCAACTTCGATTGATCGATGGACAGAGAACCCGCATTTTAATGGCTCGTCGTACGGCGACACTGATTTCACTTACGACTTCACAGTTCAAGCAGACGTGGAAGTCGAGCAAGAAGCTTCGTTCTCCAGAAGGGTATTCACTGACGTTGAGTCCGTAACCTACTCTGGAAATTACAAGTACACGGTTAGTACAACTAAAAAGTATTCCTTGCGCGAAGGCGTAGAACAAACCATAAAGCTACGCAGACAATACACTGGGTCGTTTGACAAGAACGGTTACTTCAGCGGGAAGTTGGTAGAGCTTTTGGAATCGGGAGAAACAACTACATCTGAACTATTATACCCTATTTTCCCAGACGGCAGTACTTTTACTAGCAAGTCCAGCCAATCTGGTTCTGGTCTTTCGTTTAGATCTGAAAGCCAAATTACGTTAGATCAAAGCAGCTTTGAAAAGAAACTCACTTACGAAGAAGATATTGTTCTCCAGCAAAGAAAACAAACTACATATGCAGGGACTTTTGCGAAACAAGAAAAAATAAATTACTACGAAAGTAATCCTTACCAGAATCCAGTAGTAACTTTTTCAGGAGATTCTTCGTACAGTAAGGTGGTGCTTACGACAACAACGCTCCACAACAAGACTAAGGATACATCAACTTACCGATACACCTCTTCTGGAAGTTTCGATCAAGACGGCTACTATAGCGGATACACCAAAATAACCGAAACAGGCGAAGATGACATTAGTTACGAAATAGGCAGTCCTGATATTGGGGGATACCCATTGAAAACAGTTGTCTCCCCTGAGCCAATTAAACCTTACATAACGTACAGCGCACCTAATAACAATGGAATAGGCGTAAAGGACCCAAGTTATAAACGCGGAGAACCGAAGCCACGCTATAGGACAATAACACAGCCAATCGGTCCTAACGCTAGGAAGATCACTACGTACACGGCTAAGGACGCTACTTACATAGGAGACGACGGTAAAGAGTATCCTGATGACAGATACTTACAAGTTTGCACTGGCCCAAAAGACAGATGGGTTGGGCGCACTACCTCCATTGAAACCATCGACGAACTAGCACCAGATATTCCAGAAACTGGTGTAACTTATTCGGGAAGCTACACGCGACAAGAAATAACAGAGTACGACGAAAAAGGAAACACTAAAATTATATTGTCTGGAAGTGTTAATACTAGATTGCAGGTTGACGATGGAGATAACACAACTTATGCTGCGTACGAAGGCAGTTTAGATTTCGATAAAAACAACATTACTTCTCTGAAATACCGACGTAAAAGAACAAGTAATGGCTGGAGGATTTTAATTGAAGAATACAACACGCTCGGCGTTAAGCAAAACGATGTAACGTACTATGTTGCAAACAGCAAAGCAATAACAACTAGCTTAAACCCGCTTTACCCGCCCAGAAATACGCGTTGTATTTATGATCGCGGCCAATACTACGAAGAAGTAACAGAGTCAAAACAGCTAACGTACTCCAAAACAACAACAAAAAATTATCTGGCTTCTGCGGATGACGACGTTGGAGGACCTTCAAACTCAAACGGAACTACTTCCCTATCTTATAGCGGTTCGTACTCGTACAGCTTAAATGTTTCAAAAGTACGAACGCTTAAGCCAAATTCTCCATTAGCCAAACTAAATCGAAACGAGCTAATTGCTTCTGGTTTTGTTTTCTCTGAGAGTGATTCAAAACAATATGGCGGGAGCTGGGATCAAAAAACTGGCGCGTACTCAGGAACGTATACGAACAACGGTGTAACAGTATCTTCCGACGCAACACCTATATTTGCTGAATGCGTACTAAAAACGGAAGGCTCGCACGACTTACCGAATGATGTAATTACATACGAACTACCGTTTAGTGTGTCTTCAGACGGAGAACAGATTGCAGGTTTTGTAGACCCTGCTAATAATGAACAGACCGTTACGCCAAGTTACAAATGGAACATAACCGTAACGGCCAAAACCAACCCGAGTGCTGAAGAAGAAACTTTTCAGGCTGAAGATTTTAGCTATACTATGATCTTTACCCCGCAAGGAACTACCCTAAAAGAGGATAACGATGAGTTTACAACGGAAGAGCAAACAAAGTTACAGTACTCCAACGCAGCGACGTATAACTTGGGGTTCCCCGCACGTCTTAAATGGCCGAACGAGCCTGAGTACGACCCCAAAAAAGATACGGTTGCCGCGTACAAGCAAACGATTCCGCGCAGTTCATACGGAACAAACGATGGGTACAACGATGGGACGCTTCAAAGGAAGATAAAGTCTTTCTATCGCTGGAAGGTTCCACCCCAATACGAAGGCACTTCGTTTAGGATCATGTGGGATGTCCTTACGGTATTTACTTCACAGAGATCGCCTGAAATCCAAGCGGACTACACTTGGGATTGGACGGGAAACGGTTTGGGTCAAACGGCATCTTGCCTTGCAGATTCAAATGACCTTAGCTGGTACTCACCCGTGTACACGCTCGAACCACCAGAAGAAATTGGTTACAAAAAGATCGTAAACGTCCGTTTTACGGGCACACCAAACAGTCCTTTCGGCTTCAAGTACCAAACTACGGGCGAAACTTACCCGTAGAAAACACTTGCAATCCTTCTAAAAACACCCTAAACTCACACGTATATGGCTAAAAAACTTTTACCTTCGGACTATTTGGGATCTGACTATTCGGTGTCGTCCAGCAAAATGCTCATCAATCCCTTAAGCTTAACTGGCAGCGGTCTTACGGCTGACGAAATTATTGAGTCGGCTACGATATCCCTTACAAATTCAGGTACGCTTACAATCGGGCTTACCTACACTATTATCGCTTTGGGATCGGCAACAACAGCCGAATGGAATACCATTGGTTGGAACGGTACAAGTTCGCCTACAGTTGGAGATACTTTTACAGCTTTAACAACTGGAACAATCTCTACTGGAACTGGTGCTACCGTTAAATCTGGAGATGTTCGTCGAATCCTTATGGGTATCGTCGAAGCAGCTTACCAGAAGTATCAAACGTACACTACGGCTGGGACTGCTCCAGCTAAAATGTTTATCGGTAGGAGCAGCTCGATTAACGATACTACTGGCATTCTTACCCGCAACTACACGCTTACGTTCCAGACTGACATTAGCTCTGTGGAGGTCACAGAGGAATAATCCCGCCTGATGAATCCTGAGCCAAGATTCCTGCGGGGGTCTTGGCTCTTTTATTGACTTGACTCCTGTACTTCAAATCCCTACCATGCGCCTATGCCAGCAATGACGGTAAAGTCCCTTTCGGACCAGCTTTCCAGCTACTGTTCGCCAGATCAGCGGTTCATTCCCGTCCTGAATCTGGTGCTTCCGCGTCTCTACGCAATGGGTTACTGGCGGGATTTGGCATTTGAGTACCGCATTACCACCAGCAACGGCTACTTTGCTCTGCCGCAAGACGCCGAATCAATCATGGCGGCGACAGTCGATAAGTCGCCGCAGAGCCTTTGGGCGCAGTGGCACGACTACTCGATTGGCGGAATGCCTGATACGTACAGCGCGTATGGAGTATTCGGCGTTGTAGATGATGGCGTACACAGTACCAAAGAGGCTCTTGATTCGACTAAAGGCTACACTCTTTCGGTGAAAGCTGTCACAGGAAACCTCCCTTCCGATGGGATCATCCAGATAAAATTCACGCTCCTCAACGGTAACATCACCTCTTTACAAGAAGACTTCTCCCTAACCAACGCAAATGGCAGTCTGGCTTTGAAAGCGTTCGGAAATGCGAACCAGATCAATGCTGTTTCGGAGATCCGATTCGATGGCATACCGACCGATCTTGAAATCTATGCAGTCGAAAGCGGGCTGACTGTTGACGACAAGCTGGTTCTAGCGGAAGGGAAAGGCGACAAGATCTTCCGCTACCGCCGTTTCCGCACTCGCACTCCAGCGAGTGCTACGCAAGAAATTTTCCTTTTGCTTAAGCGTGCGTTCGTCCCGATCATGGACGAGTCTGACGTAGTCTATTTGGGCAACGTGAACTGCATCAAGCATGGCATTCTGGCTACGACGGCTGAAGATAACGCCGACATCGAACGCGCCAACTACCACTGGCAAGTCTGCAAACAGCTTTTGGAAGACGAAAAAGACGCCTATCGCGGCGGAGCCAGACAGACTATGCGCGTGGACCCTTATTCAGGGAACGGGACTCCTTACAACATGTACTAAGCGTATGACACCTGATCAGTTTCCACCGATGAATACTCCTCAAATCCTCCTTAACGGACTGGTTGGAATCTGCGGATCGACCTTCGCAGTCGTATCCACGTTTCAGGAACAGCTTGACTGGTCTGTCCGATTTACAGGCTCCTGCATTGGTCTTGCAATCGGACTCATTTCCCTGTATCGTGCCGTCAGTCGCAAGTTCAATAAACCATAACCCACACTACTATGAAAACTACCGCAATCGGAATCCTTACCATCGTGTCCAGCCTTACCTTTACCGCCATCACGTTCCTGAAGACAGGCACGTTCGATATCGGCACGCTCATCACTAGCGTTACTGCTGGCGTTGGACTCATCAAAGCTGCTGACGCTAAGTAAATGCGATCACAGCAGGTGCTCCTGCGTGCTTTAAGTATGCCGAACGGCTGCTTAGGCAGCGCGAAACAAAGCTGGTTCCGTTCTAAGCTGAACGGGATCGGCTCTTTTTTATTGGAGATGAGCCTGTCCAACCAACGTAAATGACGAAAAAACTCGTAGCCATATGTGTGGGCCATAGCCGTACAGGCGACAGAGGCGCAGTGAACGTCGAAGGCGTGACGGAGTGGGCGTTTAACCAACCGCTTGCTAAACGTGTTTGCGAACTGATCGAAGCAGCGGGTCACGCGACCGTACTTGTGGATCGGTACGAAGGTAACGGCTACGGCGCGGCGATGCAGTGGCTCGCACAGCACTTAAAGGACCTCAAAGTCGATGTCGCTATCGAGCTGCATTTCAATTCCGCTGGACCGTACGCCAACGGCTACGAGTTTTTGCACTGGTTCTCTAGTCCAAAGGGACTAAAGCTTGCCGACGAACTCTTGCAAAGCCACTCAAAAGCGTTTCCGAACCAGAAGAATCGCGGCCTAAAGCAGATCAATGCAGAGGATCGCGGTGGTGTTTTCTTGCGAAAGACGCACTGCCCTGCCGTAATCTGTGAACCTTTCTTCGGCAGTAACGCTACGGAGAACTGCCTTTACTTCAGCAAACGTGAGGAATTAGCCAAAGCGTATGCGAAGGGAATACTAAACTGGATCTCAACCACAACAAACTAGACCATGAAAGCCCGCTGGCCTAAAACTATTCTTGTAGCGGGCCGTAGGGTTAAGCTTATTTTTGTTGACTTAGACGACACTTTCGGTCAGTACAAACATGACCTCAAACTAATCGAGATCAGCAAAGCCATTCCTGATCCCGAAAAACTACTCACAATCCGCCACGAACTGATGGAGGCTTCGCTGCTTCTTTCTGGAGTGGGCTTCTCAGAACGATACGAACAAGAACCGATTGTCCGTTGCATGGAGGAAATCTTCTTTCCGTCATGGGATGCCTTCCTCAAAAGAATCACCAAAGCTAATGCCCGATCAATTTAAACTGACAGCCAATAAAAACTTTATCGAGTTCAGGCCAAACGGCGAAGACTTTAAACTCGCTGCCGAACGCTCCGAAAAGATGGGCGTACTACAGAACTCTTTTACAAGAGGGGCTGGACGGATGAGTGGGATGCTAGGCGAGATCGCTGTGCATAAGTACCTCAAAGATATTGCAGAGTACAGTGGCGATTCAGTGCGCGGCTACGATCTGATTACTGCCAAAGGAACTAAGATCGAAGTCAAAACAAAGAAGGCTTCTCGGATTCCAGATCCTTCTTATGCAGCTACTGTCGAGCATAAGAAGACTTACATGTTCGTGAACGACATCTTCGTATTCCTAAGAGGACACGACTCGATGGCAAAATTTTGGCTATTAGGCTGGATCAAAACGCCTTCCTTTAAGCGTTTATCTGAATTCAAGAAAGCTGGAGAACCAGATGGTGATAACGGATTCAAGCATCGCGTTGACCAATACACGATCCCTATTGCGAAACTCAAGCCGATGTCAACGCTCATCGACTATCTGAATTCGCAATAGGGAATTAAGTATTCTTAGGCGTCAGTGATTGTAATATCGAACTTAGAGTCTAAGGCGACTTCCCAAATCTTCCCGCCGCCTTGTCCATGAGACTTGACGGGCCTCAAGTGCTTGTTATTCCGACTAGCTTCCTCCATCGTAGACATACCGCGACGGACGAATTCCAGATTGCTCGACATACCGACAGTACGCCCGTTGTTGAAGTCATGTAGTGCAACCTGAAACTCTGTAAGCGTACCACACCATGTGGGCTTGTCTGGCGTAAGATCTCTACAACGCTTCGCAAAGAACTCGACAAGCTCTGCAACGGACGAACGACTTGAGTTATCGTAAGCCGCTGAAGCAACGGACTCATCGATGTAGCTCACGATCCCAAAGCGGCCAACGTCTTCGATAGACTTTGGAATCTTCCAGTCGAGTAGCCAACGTGCGAAGTGCGGAAGCTCTTGCTCGATAGTAGCCTCTAAGACGGAGTTTCGTGGGAAGTTACTCGTCGCCTTATCGCTGATCCGCATCGCCATGAGCTTGTCTCTATTACTACTATCTAGTGCTGGAATCACAGAGAGACTGTTGGCATCCATGTTGAGTGACAGAATGACGCGGCCAGTCCACGGAACGGAAAGAGCATCTGCATACTTTGCCTGATATTCGACTCGCGGATTGGCAACGGATCGCTTGATGAGTTCAGTCGCCTTCCGCTGATCCTGAAAGGAAGCGGCTGACGTTGTATCATCAATCACCCATGCGGCTACCCGACCCAAGTCCTTGTTGAACTTTGTCTGGCCCGACAAGTAATCAGACGCATCAGCATAGCCGCCGACTAGTCCTGAGATCACTTTGTTTGACAGGAGCGACTTGCCTTTGTTTGTCGGCCCGACAAGCAGTAACGCCTGTCCTTGAACAAACTCCCGATCAATGACAGCGGCGTAGAACCGCTTGAGCCACGAATACAAGTACTCGACTGTGGGTGCTTGCGTAGGCGTGTTGACGAACAACTGGTTTAGCCACGTATGGATGAAAGGCCAATTCGCTGGATCTCCATCGTCACTCGCTTCGACTGGATTGATGTTCGCGCAATTGAGGATTCGATTCCCGTTATACGAGACAACGCGATCCTTAGAGAATACGACTGGCGCGATCTCGTCGATTCGATTCTGGTTTGAAATCGTGAGGATCGCCGCTTCGACTTCCGAAAGGGGCTGGCCTTTCTTCATCTTGACGGAGAATCCTGATTGACGAAGCTCAAGAACAAGTTGCTCGCGTGGAATCGTGACAGCAGAATTGAAGAGTACTTTGAAGAACGAGCGTCCGTTGTACCAGTACTCGTCCAGCAGATTGCCCATCTTCTTCTCCTCGTACTCCTTAACGAACTTCGCTCCGAAGATCTCCTTCCATGTTACGAATCCTTTGCCAGCGCGGTCAGAGTAACAGATGATCCCGTCCTCTGAAACCTGACACCCGTCCCTGTTAATTCCATCGTCGATCCAGAACAACGGCCCGCGTGATCCAATATCGAAGTCTCCGATCCAACGATTCGGGAATCGGGTTTCGACTTCAGCTGCGATAATGGCAATCGGAATCGATGTATCATTTGATTGGGGTGGATTATCGTTTGCCGCTTTCATCAGCGCAGTCTGAACTGTCGCGTCAGAAATGTGACCGCCTAAGTTATGCCAGTCTTCTCCTAACTCAAAGTACTGACTTGCTTTAAGCGACGTACTATCGAAGCCCGCAAAGAGCCTGTCCATCTTCAACGACGCATTTATGTGCTTCATGAAGCTATCGAACATCTCAGGCGCAATCGGAATGCCGTTGTCGAATTCCCATACGAGCCGCAGGTATCCCGACTGCGTTTTAGTCCTCCATGTTGGGAGGTTAATGCCGCACTTAGCTCCAATGTCACTATCGACGCTGCCCCAATTAACTGGCGCATCGTAGTCAGCTACTACTCCGTAGATCCGATTTGGCGGGTTGTCATTTGCAATTCGCTTCGACGGAGTGCTTCCTTCCACAGCACTATAGAATACGTGATCAGTGCTTAGATCGGCACACCACGCTCTGAAGTCTGCTTTGGAGGCAAACTTTGGTTTTGGCTTATTCAGTTTGTCAAGGCTAGTAGCTTTGACGGTTTTAGTCTCACGTAGATTTTTAAGGTAACGATAGTTCATTTTGTATAACAGGTTAAGATGTCTCCTTCAGCGGAAAGTGGAATGTCTGGAATCCACTCTGGAGCAGTGGACATGATTTTGATGATTTGTTTCAAGCTCTCTTCGGCTTTGTCCGAATCAACCTCTACGATAACTTCGTCGTGGACGTGCATTACGATTTCAAAGCCAGCGTTATGGATCTTACAGAGCATATCCGAAAAGATATCACGCGCCAGTGCCTGACTAAGATTCTCAGCAAGTAATCCGCCCCATAGTTTGACGGGGAGTCGCTTGCCATCACGGGGCATGATCGCCACGTAGTTGAGCTTATTACCCGAAGTCTTGGACAGCTTTAGGCGACCGTAATTAAGACTACGCCCACTAGGAATCTCTTCAGTGTACGGCACAGCCATATCGTATGCCGTAACCATATTAGAGTTGAGTTCCCCCCAAAGCTTCTTAACTTTGCTCATCTTCCTTCGATAGAGTGAGACAGCTTCTTCAGCTTCCTTCTCAGTCATGCCAGACATGACTGCAAACTTAGCCGATCCTGCTCCGTATCCGCAGCCCAACACCATTGCTTTCACTTTGTGGCGGAGAGCTGGATCATTTGCTTTCATCGAGCCTTTGGACTTCTTCCAAAGGCCGAATCGAATTGCAAACGCTTCGTAGATGTCGGAGCATTCTGCAATCTCTTTGAGAGTCTCAGAATCCTTAGCGAGCCAGCATAGAGTACGAACTTCGATCTGCGAAAGATCGACTGCGAGTAGTCTACGGTTGGGTTTTGGCGCGATCAAGTTGCGAAGATTGACTCCGAACATCGCGCCCTTAGGAAGATTCTGAAGATTAAGATTTCCGCCTGATCCGCTGAAGCGTCCTGTATGCGCTCCGAAGTACATGATGCCGCCGTAGTAGCGGCCATCTGGCATCGTAGCGAAGTCAAACGACTCGATCTTCTTCTTGAGTGCGTTGATTCTACGCCAGTTCTTAACGGCTTCGACCCACGCATACTTCTTGCCGTACATCCTAAGCCACTCCTGTGCATCTGGATCTCCTTCTGCGAGACTTGCAGGAGGCTCAATGCCGACAAGGCGACACTGATCGTCGAAGGCTGGACGACTAAGCAACGGCCTATCACCTAACCACGGAATGGCTTCTTCCGCTTCAAATAGCTTTGCGTTAAGAACCTCCTTCTGCTCGCGGAGTAACTCCGTATCCATAGGGATTCCGCGTTGAGAACAGCGTCGATTCACTAAGCTGATCTCTTGCTCACGCTTCGGCCATTTTGGAGAATAGTCCTGCCAGAGCTTTAAGCAGAGTTCAGAATCTTTGAGTGCGTACTCGCTGACTTCTTTCTTGAAGTCCTCAGACATCTTTTCCCACGTCTTGTTGCTCATATTATCTCTTGTAGACTTATCCACAGTAAGATTATAGGCAACAGCAGTTGCGCCTTTCAACGAGCGAGGAAGCCCACAATATGCCGCCATATCTGCTGTGCAGTACCATTCGGCAGCTTGAACAGAGGGCCACCAATTCTGAGTGACGCCATAAAGGTAGAGCGTCTCGTCGAAGGAAGCATTGTGCGAAAGAATAATGTTGTCCTGTAATAGCGTCCAGTCGAAGTCTTTTGGATCTCCAACGAACGTATACCCGTTATCGCCAACCACTGACACCATATAGGCTGAAAAGTCAGGGTGCGAGAAATAGCCCAATGGGCCTAATTTTTTTATTGAACACCTCTTATCATAGTAGGTTTCAAAATCTAGTGCGTATGTAGTCATAATGGTGTGTCTATTTTTGGCATTAAAAAGCCCCCACTGGTTTAGACATAGACCAGTGGGGGCTATAGGTGGTTTTGTTTAGTCTGTTACGACATCGAAGGGCAACTCAAATTGCTCTGGCTGCTCTGGCATAGGATCATTTTCTCCTACTGTTGACATGAGTCGATCACGAACAATCTGAAGCTTGGCTAGATTAAAATCAAGCTCTCGTTGTTTTTGAATTAGCTCATGAATCATTCCTGATAGCATCTCGATTTCACCATCGATGATTTCTGCTTCCAGTTCAGCGTCAGTATATTCCCGTTCAGTTTCTACGTTTTCCATATTATTGTGCGAAGGTTGATGCGAATTCAATTACGGCAGGATCTGGCGAGTTCTGAGTAATGCTCAGAGACGGCGCATACCAGCTGTACTTTCCTTTTGTGATGATTCCCGATTGGAAATTCCACAAACGACTTTGCAACGGAGTGGTGCGATTAAAGGCGGCAAATGTAGCCAAACGCTTGTACGTCTGGCGGTATGCGTCTTTAGCCACATTCAGTTTACCCATTGCGTAGTTACGATCTCCGATTGGGTACGGATATGTGTCATCATCGACTCCCTCTTTTGGTTGAGGGAAGAGCAAGACGATTTCAGCGAACTCAAGCATGTCATAATCTGACTGGCTTGCGATAGCTTCCTTCTCTTGCTGCGTGTAGGCGATGCGGGGAATCCCATCGTCATCATACGGGATATCTTCGCGCCATCCTTTGAGAGCGGAGAGTACGACTACTTCGGTAGTCTCTTCACTTTTAAGGAGGACATGCTTTTTATCCAGTACTACGGAACCTACAGAGGCTTCGATATCACTTGTCTTCTGGACGATATTGATACGTTGAATATCGATATCTGCGGCATCAATTGACAAACCACTATAGTTTGAAATTTGATCTTTCTTTACGGGTACAACATCTGTTGACATATTTCGTGTTTCTTGTTTCTTGTTTTTGACTCCCGATTCACCGAAGTGTGAAGCGTTCGTCAGAGGTTTCGATGATGCCTTGTTCTTCACAGGCGTCAATAAAATAATCTGAAATCTTTTTGCGGTCACCTTTTGCGTGCTTGTCCGCAACAGCTTTCGTGATCTTCCCGAACGGAATGGAAGCGTGAGACAGGACTTCGGCAGCGTCCATGCCGTGCGAAAGAGCAATAGCAACTAATCCGTCGTTGTCCACAACTTTTTTCGTTGCGCCCATTGAACGGAGTTTGAGCGTCGGAAAGACTGCGCCGTCTTTAGCGAGTTCCATCGCACGTTCCTTCAGACGATCAGACCAGTTGCTGACGATTTTGGCGATGAACCAAAGCTCTTCGATGACGGCTGGATCATCAGCGTTTTCAAGATCGATGTCGGGAAGCTGCGGATTAAGCTTCTCCGCGACTTCGATGATGAGTCCGCCTAAAGCTGGACAGTGATCTTCATGGCGGCAGAAACGGCAGTTCACTGTAGGCGTACACTCGTTTAGTGCTGGCGCACCGTTTTCCCATTTTGGCCTGACCGCTTCGGCTTTCTTGATAATCTCGCTCAGTTCGTCGATCATCGGCTGAAGATCGTCTGCGCGGGTAAACGTGTGGTGTAGCGAAGCGTAGTGCTGCGGCACGTAGAACACGAACGTGATCTCCTCCAGTTCAGGGAACTTCTGGAATGCGCCAATCGTATAAGCCTTCGCTTGCCAGTTCTTCTCTGGCGGATCGATGATGCTGATGCCAGTCTTGTAGTCTGCCATAACGGCTTTGTTGCCGAAAATGATAAGGCGGTCGCAAGTACCCCATGTTTCAGTACCGTTGAGTTCAACAGTAACTTGGATCTCGTTATGCTCGACTCCGTTCGCAGGAAAGTTGGCTAAGAAGTCCTGCTCCATCGCTACGATTTGCTCGTAGATGTGGAGTTCTTCTTCGTTGTGGAGTGCGGATGGATTGAAGATTTCAAGAGCTTCATGAATCCGTGTTCCCATTTCCGCAGCTGCGGAAGACCCTTCCTTTCCGTGATAGCCAGCACAGCCAGCTACGTACTTGAGAGAGGAGGGCGAGAATTCTGCGTGTCCGCGTGATGCGTGATCAGGTGTTTGTGCCATAGTTTTGTGTTTGTTCGTCTTCTGAGAGTTGTCGTTGCCGATCTCTAATAGCGGCTTCGATGAGATCTAATTCGTCTTCCAGCTTCTTGTCAAACTTTTTTAAGGAAAGTTTCAGGCGTTTGAAGTACGAGTTCTTGAGCGTTGTAATTACAATGTCTTCAGTCATTTGCTTTCTTTTCGTAGTAGTTCTTCTTGCAGCGATCACGTTGCTGCTGCCGTTTTACAGGATCGGATAGGCGTTCTTTGGCGCATTCTGACATACAGCGCATACAACGTGTGCGGTGGCTTTCGTAGAATTCGCGTACGGGCTTATCCTGCTGGCAGCGTCTGCACCACTGCAACTTAGTCTTCGCGTAGGTCATCTTGTACCTTCTTCTTGAGCTTATCAAGACCTGCCCAAACTTTGTTAAGGCGTGCCACAGCTTCTTGTATTTGTCCTTCCAGCAATTCTTCGTACTGGATGTACATGATGCGCCAACGATCTGCTTCTTGTCGCCACAAGTCACGTTCGGTAACAATATCGGAGTGTCCCTTCTGCCAAATATGGCAACTACGAACTGCCTCATCGCGTTCTGCAACAACTTCATCAATGCGCTTGAGCATCCGTAAGTAGTTTTCCTCATGTGCTTGCGCTCTTGATTTCCAGATTTCTAGTTCAGTTTTCATTGTGATGTGTTCGGTAAAGTTTGTCTATTTCAGCAAGTGCTGAAACAACGCATTTTTCTGAAAGCGAAATGTTCCGCGCTATGTAAATCTTCGCGCAGATCTTCCCTGCTTCGACGTATTTCTCTGCGAGTTGTTTTTGAAATAGCAGTTCGCTGCATAGTTCCTCCATCCGATCCGCTGCTTCTTCAATAGCTGCGCTGGTGACTCCATCTTCGCTTTGGATTTCGTTAGCCAAAATGCGTAGTGCCTCAATAAGTGCTTCAGTGCTGATTCTCATGCTTCCTCCTCCCATTTCCCAAGTGTCCGCAGGAAGGCTTCTGCTCGCTGGCGAGCGGTGGCTTGAACTAATCTAGCTAATGATTGCTTATCTCGCGTCCAATCTGGTACACACCCAATTGGATGTTCGCGACATATATCCATAAGATGTATGATGTAGGTCGATTTTTCACCAACGCTTATAGTTTCAATAGCCTCATGCATGGCGTTGAGGCATCCTGCATAGTTTGGCATTTTGGTTTCGTACTCGTACCACGATGGGCCGCTCGTTTCAGATTCCCATCCTACAGCTTTAGCTATTGCTTTGTTGATTTGTTCGTTAGTCATTTTTTGATCTTTTTAGAATATATATTTACTCCAGATTAACGCCATTACAGTTACTACGATTGCGGCAATGATCAGTTGGATTGTTTCGTTAGTCATTTTGGTTGGTTGGTTGGTTTACTGCTGCCAATGCAGCATCAGCTCTGGCGATGTTGTTCTCAATATCTTTATAGCGTTTCTTGTAATCAGATCGCGGCTCATCTTTCCACCAAGAGCGTTCCCCCAATAGTTCGATTGAGTCTTCTTTGCATTCTTCTAAGGCTTTCGCCAGCTCGTCGCGCTGCTCCCGTGCCTCATTGCGTTCGGCAATGGCGGCATGATAAAAAATAATCCACCTATCTCGCTCTTCCCCAAGTTCAGCATGGCCCTTCTGCCAGATATGGCAGGATCGAATTGCCTCATCGCGTTCGCGTTCTAGCTTTCGGGCAAACTCATCCCACGGCAGCGGATTATCCATTAACGAACTAAACGTATCGTATTGCATATTGTACGCCCACGCTTGATCGTTTGCCTCTGTTTCTGGTGTGTCATTCATTTTGGTTGGTTTTCGTAGTTTGTCCATATTCGTGTGTCAGTCATTTTGGTTGTTCTCCCAAGGAAATATCTGACTCGGAGCCTTGGGTTGCAGACTCATCCCAGTCTTGAAGCAGTCCCTCCATCGTTCCGCCTCGCGTCTGGCGTCGTCGCGTTCGGCAATGGCGGCATCGCGTTGAATTTTAAGCTCGCGAGCAATAGGAGAATGAGATAATTCTCGGTCGTAATACTCTGTTTCTGGTGTCTCAGTCATTTTGGTTTGGTTGTTTGTAAGTCAAAACTCCTTCTAGATCTGGCTGTACTTCTCCTCCGCAAAAATCGCAGATGCCTCCTACAAGTCCACTCGGTTCGTCGCAGCATTCTACGATCCACCTATCGTTTTTTAGGACGAACTTGTTGCCATGCTCATCAAGATATACCCCGTCCATCATTCCAGCACCTCCTGCACAGTGATGCGTTTCCATGTATTATCCGTATTCCAAGCAGTAGGCATAGATGCCACAATGTCATTGTCGTTTTTATGCGCCCATACCTTCCATGTGCGCGGTTCTGGTTTGATGCGGTAGTCTTCTGGGTCAAGGGAAAAATGTAAATTTACTTGATCTTCCCAATTACCACTAGTTGTTTTAAATTGGATTGTCTTTCCATCTGCTAATGCTTGTACTAGATGCAAGTAATCTTTTGCGTTTTCTTTGTTCATGTGTCGTCTGATGCTAGTTCTTCAATTTCAAGTAATTTACCCACAATTTTGTGGGCAGTTTCCAATGTCATTAGTGAGTCTTTATTTGGCGGGAAATCTTTCCCGTTGAGACTCATCACCCACAGTGATGAGTTGGTTTCTTCCGTAATGCAGGTCTGGTCTGACCAGAGTTCTAGTGTTATTTTCATAGTTTTAGTAGAGTGACGGCCCGTTGACTTTCTGCAAATTTGGAGTCTGCATGGAACCTTTACGTTGTGGGACGGGCCAAGCCCACAACAGCACCAACAGAATCAGTCATAGTTCTTTCGCGTGCAAAGCGCAAGAAAAATTTCAAATTATTTTCATTGGCAGCTTTCGCAGTCGGGATCTGCAAGCGAACAGGCTTCACCCAACGGCTCATCCAGATCGTCGTCAACGGACTCAACATGGATAAGCGTTGCGCCTTCGTTGCTTACAATCCGCTTAATTCGGCGGTTCGGCAAGTCCTTATGGTACTGCTGTGCGATAGAGCCTACGCCGATAAACGGTCCTCCTGCTGGATCAATGTAGCTCAAGCCCTGTTTGCCTGTTGGGTCGTCAGCAAACCCGCCGCAGCGGACCATAACGCTGTCGCCCTCAAACTTAATCTGGAACAGTGAATCCGAAAGCGGGATCGCTGTACAAGTGTGCGTGCCGTAATGGCCTTTAATCTTAATGGGATCTGGTATTCTCATTGGTTAGTAAAATTAGTGGTTTTAGTGTGTAGCAAAATCAATAAGGGTCTTGCCATTGGATTTCGCAGTCTTCGCATATTAGGCCCAACATGAAGTGGTAAACTTTGATCCTGCCGCAAGTGCAAAGATCAGGCTCGTTCGCTTCTACTTTGCGGCGGTGTGGGAACGAGTAAGGTCCAATATAGCGCAGACCCCCCATAGCTGTAGGTTTCCATTCTCCAGAATCAGGACAGCAATGCTCATCACCATCCTGAACAAGCTCTCCTACTTTAAGTAATCTATATTTCTTCTCGATAGGTAGCGTTGGCCTATCCATTTCAGGAACAGGCTTGTCCACTGCATTAGGCGGCATAATGTTACGGTCATCCTGCAACGTGCCACAGAATCCTGCATCAAGTAAGATGTTACAGCTACAGGCAACGTGTGCCAGATGACTGATGCCAGATTCAGGATCAAGTGTTTCACCGTCACGCCATGCGTTAAGGTGTCGTAGGATGGCGTTGACGTAGGTGCTGGCACAAACGCCAGTTTTGCGCCAGTTGTACGGTCCGTATTTTTCTGCGCCTAACTTGTGTACCCACGCAGTTTGTTCCATTGCGTAGGATGGGATTAAGCCTAACGGTGTTTTCAGTGCGCCTGCTGCGCCTTTGGGGTCGTTGTATTGTGTGTTCATAGTTGCGAGTTTAATTTGTAGTTGCGATTTTAATAAGCCCATTTTGCATCGCCTAAGAATTCAGTCGAGTCCTGCCACCAGTCGTCCCACTGTTCGTTAGTGGCAACGCTCCAGTTCGGAATGCGCGTGCCTGCCTCTTTAGGCGTTAGGCTAATGGGCATCCACTTCAAGCGGTTGTTCGGGTAGATTGCAATCTGTCCGTTGTCGAGCTTTACGACGTTTCCTTCTTTGTGTTCTTCAAGAAGTTCCGAATCGCCCACATCCATAACGCCTAAAGAATTTCCTTCGGGCAGGAAGTCCAGCGTAAACCAATAATGGCCTTTTGCGTACTTGCCTTCACCTAAGTTTACAAGCATCGGCACGTCCGTAAGTTGAGACTTCTGCCACAACTCTACTGATCCGCTAAGGCATTCCCACATCTGTACTTTGTGCAAAGGCAGGTCTGTCTGGTCGCCGTCTGGCTCGTAGTGATATACGCACTGCGGCGGTATTTTATCGTAGCAAGCGGCGTATTTGTCTACCCATACCTGAAACACGAATGGGCGGTTACGGATTGCCCGAACGCTTACAAGCCATGCAGGTTCAAACTCAGTAGCAGATCCACCGAACGCATCGCAGCGAATGTAAACTCTTGCTTTCGGAAGGTTTACGTTTCTCATTGCGCTTGCCCTTTCGGCTTATCGTCATCCTTAATGGTTACCTTAAATCCAACGCGAGCAGCTTGGTGGTACACCACAATGCCCTCAGGGTTCATGAATCCATCCACTGCTTCGCTTCCGAACTGACGTAAGATAGAGAGTTCCGTTTCGGCTACTTTCGTATCGAAGATGCCTTTGTAGAGAATAGGAACCACTTTGCAGCAAGCAGGCGCGTGTTCGGTGAATTTTGGTTCTGCCTTTGGATTGTCCTGCTCGATTGCATACGTTGGCTGGTCATGCTCAACCCAACGGGAAGCGTTGAACAAGCTAAAGAACCGCTCGCCGTTTTTGAATCCGTAGCCCCTTTGGATGCCGCTGCCCCACCACTCTCCGAAGTGGTGGCCTTCGCCCAACTTGAGTAGCTCAGACGAATTGTCATACACCCATTGTGCGAAGCCAAAGTTATCGTCCATCGGCGTAATCCAGCGAGTGCGACTGCCAGCCCATAAACCAATAGTTTCGCCTTCAGTATTGTGAAAGACATCAATCATTTTAGGGTCTTTATAATTATCAGGCCCAATGTAGATACTGGCATTTGTGCCGTCGATTTTTTCAGTGATGATGCACTCGCGTCGAAGGCGAGCCATTTTCGGGAATGGTTTGAATTCTAGGGTGTTCATATTTTTGGTGGGTAGTTATCGTCGTCAAATCCGCCAACGGCTGCGTGCCATAAGAACGCAACGGCAATGGCTACAAAAATCCAGATCGCGGCAATGGTTATTACTGTGTTCATTTTGTTTTCCTTAGTAGTCTAGCGGTCTTCTCAGCGATGCTTTTTGGCTGCGCTACGAACTGCTTGCCTTTGGCGTTGCCTTCAGCCTTTGCTTTGTTGGTAGCAGCTTTCTCCGATGCGCTTAACTTATCCCATGCTTTGTCAGGTAAGTACCGCTTCTTGCCTTCACTTGGCTTGCCGTCAGAGGTACGCCATTTCTGGTCGCCCCAATCCTTCAGTGACTTCTGTGGGTCTTTCACTTGTAGCCTCCTCCCTTTTTCTTGTACTCTGTTGCCAAAAGCTGTGCCTTGCGGGCTGACCACTCGTTAGGGTCGCCGCCTTTTGTTCCTGCTTTGATTTTATCAAATAGGGCTTTACGCATAGTGGGCTTAGTGTAATTGCCAGCAGCGTTTACTGTTGATTTGGTTTTCTTTTCCATAGTGTTTGTGGTTGTAGTTGATTGTTACCAGTTCTCAGGATCACCTAAAGGGACCGCGAAGACTTCTTTGGTTCCGTTATCTGTTACTTTAATAGTTGAGAATATCCCTTCGTCGCAAATATAGTAAGACCAACGAACGGTACTGTTTACACAACCGTCAAGTTCATGTCGTGGTTGCTTAGACATCCAACCAATAATAGCTTCGTAGTCGTCAGCGGAGCATTTAATTGGTAGCGTCTTCGGTATATTTGTAGTATCCATAGTGTTTTTTAAGTGAGAGGGTCAGCAGTGTAGTATGCGTCATTGTAATCGGTAATATCACTCAATGCCGTGTGAGGCGTAGCAAGATCATCAACTGTACGGTAGAAGCCACGAAAGAACTTCTCAGTACCTAATGGGTCGATAAACTTTTCGCCTTCCACATCTTTTGCATTTACTGTCGATTTGGTTTTCTTTTCCATAGTGTTTTTGGTAAAGTGGTCAGCGAGTGCGGTTAGCGACGCACGTTTCCCAGTTTATCGGTCTGGGCGACTTCGATCAAGTCCATCGCTGTTTTGTTATTTAAGGATAAAATTTAAACTCTGTAATAGGTTCACCCATTTCAATACCCCTAAAAGAATCGTGTTTTGGTAAAACTCCCATAAGAGGGTTCTTCCAATTATCTGAAAGTTTGGCTTTTGATAGGTCAAACCCTAAAGAGTCTTCAATAGCTTGTTTCCATTCGGGGCTAGCGAGTACTTCGTCTATGTTCATGGCTTGCCTCTGTAATACGGATGAGCCTTAATCTGTTCGTGCAGCTCTTCAGCAAGCGTAGAGTCTCTGTTGTTCACCGCTTCGTCAAACTGTGCCAGCAACGCATCGAGCGATTCAGGCTTCTTGATTGAGTCGTATGCGGCACGGAATGCTTCGCCCTTTACGGCGCGTGGCAAATCTCCTTTTCCTGCTCCAGTTCCAAAGCTCATTTGTTTGTGTAGTACGTGTTAAGAATTTCCCTGACATTATGCCGTAAAATAACTATGGCAAGAAAAATTTTCATGATTCGTAATTTTATTTTCATGCTCCGTGTAGTGCTTGCATATTGGCAGTCTTTGCATTGATCGCTTTCATGACCGTCTCTTCGATGGAACCAGCGGCGACAAGCACTTTCTGGAGCGCGTCTGACTTTGCTCCGTTGCGGTGTATTCGGCCCAACACTTGCAGGTAGTCCTTCGCGTTGAACGTCGGAGAGATCAGCGAGATGCGCGGACGGTTGCCGTTGATGTCGTGCAACGACAAGCCCGTACCGCCTGCGGCGATGTTGACTACGAGACAGTGGTCATCGTCTGCCTGAAAGCGGTCAATGGCGAGCTGGCGTTCTGCCGCTGTTTGCCGTCCATCGATCTTGCGGCATTGAAGCTTCGTACAGAGAGCGTCCACTGTGTCAGAGAAGTTGACAAAGATCACAACGCTGTTGCCGCCATTGACGTAGTCTTCAGCGATCTCCGCCAGATCGGGAGCCTTAAAGGATTCGGCAAGCTGGCGAGCTTTGAGGATGTTGACAAGTACGTGTTCGCTATTTGATACGCTGCCCAACTCGATAAACTCTTCGATGATTGCTGGCGTGATGCCCAAATCGGTGTAAGCCTTATCGATCTTCTTCCAGTCAGAGAACTGCGTCGGTTCTACGAACACACGATTCTCGCGGAAGGAATCGGGAAAGTCTTTTGGCGTGAGCTTGTGTCCGCTGACTCCGTAGATCTGTTTATTCAGATCGACAAGCTTTTGCTTATTGCTCAACTTCCAGCTACCCCATGTATCCTGATAGCATCCGTTCATCATCATCCATGAGAACCAACTCTTCAGCTTTCCTTCTGGCTTGTTGAGCGAGTGCAATTCCAGTGCGTAGCCCAACGGGCGCATCTCTGTGGGATCTTCAGCGGCAGTGGCAGACATTCCGTGTACGGGATAGCCCTGTTGTACGAGTGACACGACAAGCTGCGCGTTGAGGGTGTACGGTCCTTTGGCTTTGTGGATCTCGTCTACGAGTACGACAGTGCCTTCTGGCAATGACCAGCGCATGATCTTTTTACCAGCCTTCGTCATCCACTTCGTCTTGCCTCCGCGAAGTTTCTCGTAGTTCAGGACGAACAATGGCTTCACGCCGTGCGCTTCGCATTCGCGCTCCCATGAGGGAACAACAGCTTTCGGGCAGATCACGGCGAACGGGCGATCAAGATCTTTCACCAGATGAACGGCTACGACAGTCTTGCCAGTGCCTACGCTTGAACTGTCGAGCGTGCTGCCGCCACAGCGGATGCGTTCTTGGAAAAACTCTTTGGCTTCTTTTTGTTTCGGGAATAGTGTTTTCATTCGGAACAAGCTCTTACTTCATTCGCGCCAGAACCACAAGAAAAAAGTTCAAGAATTTTCTAGCACGTATCTTGCGATCAAAAAGGCGTCAATGATTCCGTCATGTGGGACAGTGCATCGTTCGTTCTTGCGCCAGTCTTCATCGGGCGCGAGTTCGTTAGCCTTACGTAAGGCGTAAATTTTTGTTTGGGACTTTGGAACTTTGCCCAATATCTTCTTCTGCCAGTCCAGCACTTGAATCGGCTTGACTTTGAGGTCGCGTGTCTCGCACATCCCCATTATCTTCCCGAACGAAATGCCCATCGAACGCATCGCCTGTGAGGACTTCGCGTGTTTCAACGGTTCCTCAATCGCGATCAAGGATTCAGTATTCAGGTCGCAGATCCAGTTGTAGATTGCCTTTGAATCTACTTCACGCTTTCCAGCGCGTTGGAAAGTTGGCATCGCTAACTTGTCGATGATCGATCCGTTGTGCTTTGAGATCGCACACAGCCCGCCGTCGAGTCCGTTGTCGATGCCTACGATCATTCTTCAGTCATCTGCTCTTTAAATTTTCTAATGATGACTAAAGCAGAGTTCTTTAATTGCTTGTCTTCATCAACACGCTTCTTCGCGTGTATCACCGTAGTGTAGTGCTTGCCAAATACCGCAGCTACTTCTGTGAGAGTACATTTAAGCAATGCTTTCATGATTGCCATCGAAACGTGTCTTGCATTTGACGGACGGTTTGATCTGTCAACTGCGAGGATACCATCTACTGTGCAGCTGAACTCTTCTGCGGAAAGCTTTAGGATCAGATCCTTATTCTCTTGATTGAATTTGTGATACATCAGTTCTCTGAAACGTAATTGATTACATCTGCCCGTACAAGAATCCCGTCTCCTGATTCAGGAGCAAACATCGTTGTTCCTTTACTCAGTGATTCGAGATAACAAACTTCGCGCCCATTGTACGGGAACACACGGTAAAAGATTCCCGCTAAGGTTTTAGTTTCAAAGGTAAAATCTCCGTCTGGAAGTTCTTTCCTAACTAAGGCTCTAGCATTTAGTTCTGCAATCTTGTTCTTAAACATATTATTCTGGTTCAATATCGATGATGGTCTGTTTCATTTTGTTGACGCTGCCGTCTCCACGATCAGCTTTTGTATTATTGAGAATTGAAATGTCAATGTGCATTTTACTTTGACCGCCGCCACTCTTTGAGTTCAGGCCCAAATTACGTCGGATCAACTGGTCAAGCTCGCTGAGTTCCCTTACAGTCTTTGGACCTTTAAGGTTCTTCATTGAGTCGCGTAGGAGCTTGATTCCAGCAGCAGCAATGTAGTGCTGGTACTTATCTGCTGGCGTTGACTGCGCTTCAGCGATCTCGATCAAGGCACTGTCTTCCGCTATTCGGGCTTCGTGCTTTGCCACTCGTATAGCTTGATCCGTGAAGTTATCGAGGTTTTCTTCCAAATCGTCAGCAAGAGGATCAAGCGGAAGATCAACTGGAAGAGCCTTTTTAGGTTGTGCGAAACCGTTCTTCCTTGCGGGAATCCCGATCTTCTTGAACCAACGACGAATCGTTCCTGCATGGACATTGAGTTCTTTTGCAATGGTTTTGATTTTGTAGTCCTTCGCGTACATCTCCAACGCTCTCGTTAAGAGCGGATTATCCATATCTTGTTCTTCGTCCATTAGTTGTTGACAAGATGTTTAAATGAAATAAGGTAAGTGGGCAAGAAAAAAATGAGTGTTTCGTCAGAAAAAACAAAAAAGTTGCTGGAGCCACGTATTGACCCGACAACAAGGAAGATGGATATTGGCGGTTTGTTGATCCCTCCGACGAGTCTTTTGACGGCTTTGCTCTACGGATTTGCTAATCATACGAACAGCAGGGCAAAGGAGTTTTACTTCTGGCGTTGCTGTGATGAGCTTTGGAACAACGAGGACCTTCCAGAAAAATTGATGGTGCGCCATCCGTGGGCTGAAGAAATGGTGCGTGCCGCTATCGGCAACAAGTATCTGGCAATCGGAGGATCAGCCTCAAGCGGAAAATCCCACACAATGGCAGCGTGGGCAATCATCAACTGGCTATCTCAGCCAAAGGACACGCTCGTCCTGATGACCTCTACGACGTTACGTGAAGCCCGTAAACGGATTTGGGGTTCCGTAATTAGCTTACTGACAGTGATTCCCAACGCACCGTGCAAGATTCGGGATTCAATTGGCAACGTCGCGTACATCAATGAGAACGGCGATTTGATCGAACGGGCTGGACTATCCCTGATTGCGGCTGAGAAGAGCAAGACACGGGAAGCAGTTGGCAAGTTCATTGGTATCAAGCAGAAACGAGTCATCGTAATCGGAGACGAGCTTTCTGAAATTTCGGAAGCCATTCTAAATGCGGGTCTTACCAACTTGTCAAAGAACCCTGAGTTCCAGATGATCGGTATGAGCAACCCGAATAGTCGCTTCGACGCTTTCGGAATCTGGTCTGAGCCGCTTCGCGGATGGGACTCTGTGGATACTAATACGGCAGATAACTGGAAAACGAAATGGGGTGGCTTTTACTTACGACTGGATGGCGAGCGTTCTCCCAACATTCTGGCTGGAGAAGTCCTGTATCCTTGGCTCCCCACAGAGGAAAAGCTGATTGAGGACAGGGCTTTGTTGGGCGCGGAGTCCAGAGGCTACTTGCGGATGATCCGCGCAATCTTCTTTGATAGCGACGAGACGCAAGGGATTTACAGCGAAGTCGAGCTGACTTCCAGCAAGGCAATGAACAAAGTCGAATGGGCTGGCAAGCCGACGATTGTTGCGGGACTCGATCCCGCATTTACAAATGGGGGCGACAGGACGATCCTGTATACTGCCACAGTAGGATACGACACGACGGGGCATTACGTCTTTGAATTCGGAGAGGCGATCCTACTGAACGACGACGCGACGAACAAGGCGATTCCGCGAACGTACCAGATTGTGAGGCAAGTCAAGGATCACTGCCAGCGTAGGAACATCTTGCCTGAGAATCTCGCAGTCGATGCTACGGGCGCAGGCGCACCCTTCTGTGACGTTCTGGCAGGCGAGTGGTCGCCATCGATATTCCGTGTCAGTTTCGGCGGCAAGCCCTCTGACAAGCGTGTCAGCGCGAACAGCAAGCTTACTGGCGAGGAACTCTACGTGAACCGTGTATCTGAATTGTGGTTCGTGGGCAAGGAACTGATGCGGACGAAGCAGTTATTCGGAATCTCCGCCGATCTGGCACAGGAAATCACAAGCAGGAACTACGAACTAGTCAAGACTGGATCGCTAAAAGTGAAGATTGAGTCAAAGCCAGAGTTCAAGTCCCGCTTCGGCAGGTCGCCCGACTTAGCGGATGCCGCCTTCCTTGCGCTGGATTGCGCCCGTCAGCGTTTGGGGATGGTAGCAATGGAACCACCGAACGATTCGACGGAAGCAGGATTCAGGAAGCCGCCAAACTCTTTCAAGTCATTGAGTGGCGCACTCAGCAATTCGGAGACGGCTTTGCTGGATTAGCGTTTTGTAAGTTAAAAAGTCTTATCATAATGCTGTTCACTAATGTGTCCGACACATTAGTGAAGTACTTCTAAATAAGACTTTTTATATTGTATAGCAGAAAATAATTGACGAATCCCGCCTATTTAGGATAGGCGGTGTTCAGTCGAACGCCCGTATTGCTAATGTGTTGACAAATTGAGCGTGTTGCCGTAAATTTTGCTGATGGGTAAGCTAAACGGAAAAGTTGAAACCGATGAAGAAAAAGCACAGCGGCTTCTAAAGGGTGCGCCAAATTCTCCCCTCACTCCTACGGCGCAAACTAGTCCAATTCAAGACGCTACTGTTGCTGACGCCGAACGTAAAAAACTCTTTGAAGCACAATTCAAAGAGTTTGCCGCAGATCCAAGTAAATCACCAAATACGTGGGCGGGTTTATCTGCTGAAGGTGCAAAACTTGGATTGACTCAAGAGCAATTACGCAAACCCCTTAGTTTTAATCAGCAAGAAGGTCTAGCTAGACAAGATTCAGCCGCGAGCGGAGCTTTCGGCGGTAAGAATGAAAACCCATCCATCTCCGCTGGACCAACTACCCGCTTGCTTGACCGCTATGATGCACTTCAGGGATCTCAAATGGGTTCTACAAGTGCCTTGCGTCAAGGACCAAAGTCGCTGGAATCGGATACAGGACGCGCTATGCGTATGGCGCGTAAGCTACAGCGTAGCGGATTCGGAAGAGCCGCTGAACAAATTGCGCTTACTGGTGGCGAAACAGGACTCAAGGAACCTACTCTAAAGAGTCAGGACTATGCATCAGGCGTTCAGGCAAAAAATGATGCCTCGCTTGCTGCCGCTCAATCTTTTCAAACTGGTATGGAAGAAGAGGCAAAGCTTAGGCGCGATTTGCTTAAAGCCCAACTTGAGTCCTTTAGAAATACTAATCCGAAACCATTATAATATATGGCACTCTTTGATTATGCGAGTGACATCGCTCCCATGAAGGGCAATTACTTTTCTGATCTTGCCTCAAGCCAGATGTCAGATCGTGAGAAGTCCTATTTGTCACAGAAGTATACAGCAGACGTACTTCCGTTGCTTAAAGCACAGAATGAGAATCTTGCTTCCATGAATAAAGCGGCACTTGAACAGCTTTCATTCCAACGGGCTATGACTGACTACCAGTCTGAATCCTTAAAGCTGCAACAGGAACGTGATGCGGCAAATAAGATGGGCGAATTTACGAGTATGCTTGACGAGAAGTTTGATTCTGGCGCAAAGCCAACAGATCTGCTCATTGATATTACAAAGATTCAAGCTAAAAATCCTTTGCTATTCAAGACATCTATTGGAGCAGCTACGCTCGACGCGTATAAGAATCGTGCTGCGGCTATGGCAGCAGACGAACGTGAAGCGAAGAGCATGAACTACAATCTAGTTCAACAGCTTACTCCGTATGATCCGCAGATGGCAAACGATCTTGCATCTGGTATCGTGAGTCCTGATGTCGCTCGCCTTAAGCTTGTAGACTACGCAAATAAGAAAGCTGCGGAAGAGAGTAAGTCAAAGGCTGAAGCTGAACGTGCTGAAGTAGGACTTAAGGTTCAGTTAGACTTCATTAAGGATATGCGGGCACAGCATAATTCTCCTGAATATATTGGGCCAGCTGAACAAAATTGGCAAAATACAACTTTAGGCAGCGAAACTAAAAATCAGACAAATGTTCCGCAGCCTCCTTTGCCAGAAGGCGGCAAGTTGTATAAGCCTTCACAGCGTAGTTCTTACGTCCGTAACTTAGCAATGCTCACAGGCAAGGATCAAAAAGAGATCGAAAGCCAATACCAAAATGATTTAGATCTTTATAAGGCGTTAGGATCTAAACTCGACGAACAAGAGACAGTAATCTATCGCCGTTCAGCTGGAGTCCCTTACGGCACTCCAGTTCCGTATCAAACTTCTACTCCTCTTCCAGAACAAGATAAAATTTTTAGCGGTTTTAAAGTAAATACTCCTAAATAGACTAACCTAAACAACATACCCCAAACCAGCACCAGCTATGCCTGAGCTTCAATCAATCGACCAATGGTCGCTTTCAAACAATGTTAGCGATGAACTAGAAAAGCGTAATAAGTATTCTGAATACGTCAAAGACTCTTACTTTAAAGAGGGCAAACTTGATGGGGATATTAATAAGACAGTAGACGAAGCGCGATATGCTTCACTATCTGATCCTGTTTTGGGGTTAAGCAAAGAGGATATCGATAAACAATTTGCGCCAACAGAAGTTCCATTTGAACGGAAGTTCGATTACGTTTTCCGTAATACTAATGAAGAGGATACTGGCTACGACGACATGCGTCGTTTTTACATTACCAAAAAGAATCTTGAAGCTGGCAAGATCGAAGGACCAGATCTCGAAACTTATCAGGCGGCAATGCCAGAGCTTGAAGCTAAAGCTATGGCGGCTACTGACGCCAACTATGACAAGGTTCAGATGAAATTACTCAGCGAAGGTACTATTCCTTTTGCTAAAGTAAAAGATTCCGTAGGACAAACACGTTATGTTGGCGGGGAGCTTGCGAAGAATATGACTCCTTATGATGCCTATCAGCAAGGCAAACGAATGGGATTTCTTAGTGCCGACGATGCTCTTGCTATTCAAGATGCCTATACGATTCCTACAGGTTCTACTGTTCCTAAGTTCCAGCAAGAGAACTATGATAAGTCTACTGCTGCGGCTTTCTCACTCTTCAATAACGACGAAGACTTTAAGAAGAATACACTCAAGCTATCTGAAACTTTAGGCGATATCGATCACAATCGGGCGTATACGATGAGCGATGTTAATGGTCGCTATAAGATGCTTATTGATAGGATGGAAGAAAAGATTCCAGAAATGGCTACTCTTCCTAATGCTGATAAGCGTGCTGCTCTTGAGTTCTTAGGTGGAACTATTGCCGCTGATTCTGGGCAACTCAAGTTCCGTGAAGGCGAAGAGATTACGAAGAACCTCCATTACTTTGGATACGGTTCCCCCGTCTTGCATCGTGATGCCCTTATCAAGCAGAGTGTATTTGATTCCGTTATGGCGAATCCAGATCTCACAGAGGATGATCGTGCTGGTTTCGGTGTTATGCGCCAGTCTAAACTTGATTCGTCTTTCGATACGTATGGTAAAGTATTTAAAGATACATATCTTTCAGACGAGTGGACAAATGCTGTACAGACTGGCTTTGCACAAAATAAAAAGAAGTCTGAAATTTTAGATCAATTCTTAAATACACATGACTATAGCTACTTTAAGAATGAAATTGTCGGAGCTATAGGCTCGTCCATATATGATGGATTTGCTGATATCTATCATACTGTGGGAACTGTTGCAAAGAACAAAGAAAGCATAGATGCACTGCTAGAATCACAGCGAAAAAGATCTTCGCGTAGACAACTCGCAAATATCTTTGGAGAAGATTTCGGCGTCACTACTACGTTCGGAGAAATGATTGCTCCAGTTGTGACTGACGGAGTAGTAACCGCTTTATTAACGACAGCGGGCGGTGCTGGAGGTGCAGCATATGCTGGCGCACGCCTAACTGCAAAGGGCATTATTACTGGAATTGCAAGAGGCACGCTGGCTAAAGCCGCAACTGAAACTGCGGAAGATGCCGCCGCTCGACTCATTACGAGTGGCCTTGTAAAGGCATCAGCTTCGCAGACGATAGAACAAAGCGCGGCTACAGCTATCAAAGCCTACGCAGAAACTACTGCAAACAAGTACCTGATTCGTTCAGCAATGTTTGTTCCTGCGGCTACCCGTGAAGGCGGTAGTACCTACGCTAGTATCTATTCCGCTCTTCAGGACTCTCCCGAAGGTCAGAAGATGACTGATCAGGAAAAACACGATAGGTCATTAGCTGGAGGTATACTTGCTGCAACAATCACTGGAGCGACTACTGTCGGCTTCTCGATGTTAGGTCGTGGAGGTCTGGAAGACTTCATGTTGGGCGGAGCTACTCCACGCCAGATGAAAGCTGTTCTCTCAAAGATCAAAGGAATTAACTTCCCTGCTGGAGAACTTGAGTCTGACGCAGCAAATCAGATTTTCAACAAAGTCGTAGCCAATACAATTAAGGCTGGTTACAAGAACTTGTTCAAGACATCTGCTACGATGGGTGTTGTAAAGAACTTCGCTGACGAAGCAGTGGAAGAAGGCGTTCAAGAATTCATTAACGGGTTTGTTGAAACAGGATTCACTAATGAGGATCGCCCAATGCTTGAGCGTATTAAGCAGTCAGGAATGGCGGCGGCATACGGCGGCGTATTCGGTGGAGCGGCTGGAGCTTTCCGCGCAACATTAGGCAAATTCGCGAGAGGCGGAGAGATCGATGCTGAGAGTCGAGATGCTGCAAAGGCTTCTGTCGTAAATCAGATCGCTGAGAATCTCCGTGCCGCTGGCAGTCCACTTACAGCTGAAGCAATTGAGAGACGCATCTTTGCACCGCAACAGAAGGCTGCTGCTCCAGCTGCTGCAAAGCCAGCTGCGGCTAATCCTGCTGCCGCTGCTGCGAACACAGATGAGTTTGTTACGCTAGACCAGCTGAATGCAATGGCTAATAAGCCAGAAGAAACTTCAGCCGCTGCCAGTGCTGGAGCAAGAAATGCTGTCGGACTAATCGGAACTGGAAGCATTAAGCCACAGGCTAACGCAGCAACTCCAGCACTACCCGCACCAGCTGCGCCAACTACGCCAGCATCTTTCAGTAATCCTGAGCAACTTGAATCTGTCTTGGCACAAGCGGCAGACATCAACGGCAACAAAGTTACTTTTGATTCTGCGCCATACACTACTAAGTACGCTACAGTAACTGGCGGACCTCTTGAAGAGCAGTCTGGTGAAGCTAGAGTGCTGAACTATTCTGGAAGACCGTTAGTGCTTGCGTCTATCAACGGCATCCGTGTGCCGTTCTACATCAGCACTGGATCTGGCGGCAAAGCTGACGTTGCTGTGGGCAAGTGGTATCCGATCTTTGGCATTGGCTCAGATGGATGGTTCAATAAAACTTCAGGGAAAGACATCAATAATTTCTATGGATCTGAAGATCTGCGAGCTGTTGCAGATTATCTAAACCAGACTGTTGGAGATATCCGTAAGCTCAACATTGTCAAAGTATCTTCTGGAAATCCAGAGCATCCACACGTACTGGCGACTAATCGTGATCTTGCACCGACAGCCAACTCGATGCCCGACACCGCTGATAAGCTTCGCAGCAATATCAAAAGTGTGCTTGATCGTATTGCCGAATCAAGGAAGCCAATCGAAGATGCTAATCTCACAGGCGCAATCAAGAAGCCTTTCGCTACTTCTTCTGTTGCACAGAGTCTCCGTACTGATACGGCAGAAGTTGCACCAGAACAAGAAGAGGTAAATCCGCTTATTGGACAAGTTGCATCAGGCCGCACTAGCAAAGGATTCTATTCTGGCACAGTTATTGGCGTCGCCGAATCTGAGAACGGGCCGATTGCATACGTTAAAATCGGTGACGATAATACTACGATGGCAGAAGTAGAGGCTGGCAATGCTGATGCTACTCCCGATGTTCTTTCCATCCCAATCAACGAACTCAAGATTCAGCCTCTTGCTGATAGTAAAGCCGACGAGATTATCAAAAGACTTCGTGACGTTTCTCCAGAAGAGTTTCGTGCCGCAGTTCAAGGGGCATATCTTGAGACTTCTGAACAAGCTCTTCCAGACTTACTTGATCAAATCTCATCTCCAATTGCTATTGTCGAAAGCCCACTCTTAGATCCCAACTTAATCTTTCCTCAATCAGAAGCGGATAAGAATCTTAAGTACTCGATCCAAAGCCAACCCGATGACTCGCTTTCGTTTACGCGGCAGGAATATAATGAAGCAGTTCAGGCACTCGTTAGACGAGGCTTAACTCTTGAAGCTGCTGACAAACGAATTCGTGAGCGGCTATCCTCTCAGAACGACGTTGATCCGTTTCAAGCTTCTGCTGTTGCAGAGCGTCTGCGGACAGTTGCAGTAGAAGAAGCTAAAGCTCCTAAGGAACCTAAAGCTCCTAAGGAACCTAAAGCTTCTAAGGAACCCAAAGCTCCTAAGGAACCCAAAGCTCCTAAGGAACCCAAAGCTCCTAAGGAACCCAAAGCTCCTAAAGTTCCAAGTGACGCTAAAGCATTAGCAGCTCAAGCTAAGGCGGAAGCTAAAGCTGAAACTGAGAGAGCACGTATTGAAAAGCTTAGGCTCGCGGATGAAGAACGTGTAAGGGGTGCGTCCGTTGCTGTACAAGTTGCCAATGAACAAATTCCTAAAGTTCTTGATTACCTTTCTGATGAAGGCGCAGTCGTGCGCTTTAAGAAGAGTGCGGCATTTGGAATGCCCGCTAACTATAGTGATGCTATCAGCTATAATGAACTATCGAATATGCTGGCAGTACGTACTTTTGCTAAGTACCCACCACTTTCTTTAGGTGAAGTAGTTGAGTTGTACGGTATTCCAACAGAACTTATGGAGTCAAAGACTACGCCTAAGCTCAGTTGGTTTAATCCGTTTACTGGAAACTACGAACAGGAAGTGCGCCTTCGTTATAATATCTTTAGAGACGGCGGAGTGCGTGTCGGTGTATTTGACAATAATCCGTTCACTGTCGCGCATATTCTAAAGTCAAAAATTCCAATTAAAGTACCACAAAATTTTAATGGGGCTGTAAATAAGGCGATTAAATTTGATGAACAGTCGAGAGTAATCTACGACGTACAGTTTCCTAGTCCTTCAAACCCTCTCGAAAAGATTTCTATTGTACACAAAGATAAAAGTAAGCCAACAGAAAATAAGGTAGCAAAAACTATTGCAGACAGTTTTGATTTACTTGCTGGATTTAAGTCTTCTGTTGAAAGTAAAGTGACCGTAAATAGAAACCTCAACGATATTACAGAGACTTCAGATGCTAAAGAATTCTCACTTTCTGAAGCCATTATCAATGTTACCAATTTCTTCGGTAATGTGTATTCTACAATTACGCAGAATGTTGGTAGTGATAATACGCTATACATGAAGAACATTGGGGCTTCAAAGAAACTATTTAAGCTTGCAAATTTAGATCGACTTAAACTCCGTGCTGATGAAGTTCAAGAGGTTAAACTCAACTTCATGATGGAAGTTATTCCAGAGTTCACTAGAGCTTTAACATATGGTCATCTTGTACAATCCTTACAGTCATCAGATCTTCTAGTACGAAACGGGTCTACTTATTTAATTAAGCCCGAAGGAATTGAACAAGCTAGATCAATCTTGCTCAATAGTCTTTCAGTTCCTTCTGACGCTAAACTAGATCAAGATCTAAAAGTTACGTCAGAGGAAGAAAACAAAGCGAGCTTCCTGTACACTTTCGGATTTAAATCGGGTGAAATAAAGCCTCAAATTTTAGTATCCACTAAGAAGAACGCCGTTCGTACTCTAGATCCTCAGTGGGCAAATAAAGTTGTTGATCAGTTCTTATTAAATACTATCAATGATAATATCGCACACGCGGATAGTAATGGGAATTTTCCAAATGTGCCATCAATTGTAAGTAGGATCAGAGATCGCATTAAAGATCGTCTCACATACGATAGAGAGTCAAGAGATAACGCGCAAGCAGATGCTTACAGCAGACTAGTTAAGTCAGACCTTACAGAAAATGAATTTGAAGCAGCACTTAAAGCCGTGTATGGGTACGATGAAGCTACAAGTATGTATCTCCATACTACTAATAACGCAGAGGAATTAACCAAAGTTAATGCTGGAATAATTCAAGACGCTTACGCGATCCTTAGAAGGGATCGTGAAGCTGCACGGGCTATTAAGCGACTTGCTAAACAGACAGCGTTTAAAAGTAATCCAGAACTTGTTGACTCTATGATGCCTGTAGATGTCTTTAACTCTATTGCCCAATGGGCATCCCCAGCTGGGAATAGGTTCTCAGTAGTAGACTCTCACACATTCCGTAGACAGTTCTTAGATAACTTTAAAGAGTCTAATGCTACAGCTAGAACTGTTTACGACGCCTTTGAATCTTCTGGAGTATTCCAGCACCAATTTAAAAAGCAATGGGATAAGGGTTTACAAGAGCGGATGCTTAGGTTGGGCTTTAACGAAGCTGAAATCAAGTTCATGCGGCAAGAAAGCCGCGCCATTAAAGAACTGATTTCAACGGGAATGGACTCAGGAGAAGCTGCTTCCGTTGTTGTTGCTGCTCGTGTCGGTCAGCGTAGCTACGCTGCGCCTTCGTTTATCTCTGATAAGTATCGTGCCTTCTACCGTAACAAGAACAATCAAGAAGTCGAGAGACTTAGTCTTGAATCTGGAAACGTCGAGTCCGTTATTTCTGCTTTGAATCTTATTGCTAAGAGTGGCAAGGATAAGAACCACAAAGCTATTGCTAAACTCTTGTTGAAAAATCCAGACATTATTCGCAACATTCAGTTTGTTATCACGGATATTAACAACAACGAAGCTGGAAATTTTATTGCGTTTGAATCGGGCGGAGGTCGTGTCTCAGTCAATCTTGCAGGTTATTATGGCAATGGCGTAGAGTCAGTTCTGCTACATGAGTACGTTCACGCATTCACTGTTGATCTTCTTAATAGACCTGATGCGTCACTCACACCATCGCAGCGCACGGCAAAGGCAAGACTTAAAGGACTTTATGAGCTTACTAAAGCAGCGTATGCAGAGGATTCCCGTTTGACTGGCAGGCGTAGCGTTGCTTTCGAGCTTGCTACAGGGAACTTTGAAGAGTTCGTTGCGACGTACTTCTCTTCGTCAGACTTCCAGAATAGCCTGAAGTTCCTGCAAGATCCTAAGACTAATGGCAAAAACTTCTTCGCTCGTATCTATGATGCAATCTTGAGTGCCTTTGGCATTAAACCAAAGAGTGAGTTCGACACAGCACTTGCTGCGCTTACTGACTTCACTGAAATTGGCAACAGCGATATGGCTAGAACAAGTCGTGACTACATTGATAGAGGTATTCAAGAAGCCATTAGTGTCGGAGTCAGTCGTAGAATTATTCCTGTAGTTGAGAAGGTTTCAGAATCGCAACAGCAAACACGCTTCGCAAACTTCGGATCGATCTCTGAGGATATCGATACTTCGCCAGAGCAAAAGGAAGTAATCAACATTCTGATCGATCAAGCAGTTCGCGGACTGATTCCTGCTGATGTGAGCGTCGAAGTCTTCAACACGCAAGCTGAAGCAGACGCACACGGAATCTTTGCGGATCGTCCTGAGGATGCAATCGTCGCGGCTCTGATGAAGAACGATGCTGGAGAAACTTATCCAGCAATCTTTATCAACAGAGAGACGATGGGCAAAGCACTTCTAAACCAGCAGTCCACTATCAGTGATCCGTTGAATGCTAAAGCGATTCTTGAATCTCTTATCGGAGAAGAGCTTGATCACGTTGCAGAGTTCTATGCGATCTCGACGGAAGAACTAAACGGTTTGGCAGACTCGTTCATCGATCAGGACTTCTACAACATCGTCGATGAGTACACAGCTAATCCTAGTCGCCGTAGTCAATTGCGTGAGGCTCTTCAGAACGATGAGGATGGCGAGATCAAACGCCAGCTTATCGGGGAGATGCTGCGTATGGAGAAGCAGAAGATTACTCGCGGTTACACTACGGAGGAAGACATCGCATTCTACGAGAGCGATCCGTCACTCATGCGTATCATGTTCCGCTACTTCAAAGGGGTCTTCAAGCGGATGTACGCCCGCTACAACCTGAATAAAGATAATCCAGAAGTTGCTGGGATGATTCATCGCATGGCAGTCGAGCTTGAGTTCATGCAATCTGGAGGTCGTAATGTCGATAACCATAGTCCATTCGATCCACGCTCTCCAGAAGCTAACGTCGAAGTACTTCGCCGCCGCTATGCTGCAACAGCTAGGGATATCAATCCCGATACGACGGATGAGGAAATCGAAGAACGCTTGAAAGGTCTAGCTCAAACACTTGAACTTCCCATAGCACTATTCAAGAACGGGAACTACCAACACGCTTCCAGTACATGGCGTAAGCTCATCAAAGGCGATATCGACGAGCGCGTAAGTAGACTCAAAAAGAATCAGCAATCTTTCGAGCGTGCTACAGATGCGATGGGGATGTCACTCACAAGCAAGATTACTAAGCAGATCAAGGAAGCATATGGCAGCGAAGCTAATGCGCCATCCGATCTTCTTGCAGACGCTGTCGGAACAACTGAATTTATTCAGATTGATAAAGAGCTTAAGCAGAAGTTCCAGAGTGAATACCGCACCTATGTTGCGACAGTAAAGCAGCGCGTGAAGAACGGAGAGTTCAATCTTGAAACCAGCGCGAAGCTTACCTCTAAAGAGTATCTCACTAGTGTCCATCAGCGACTTGTTGTGCAGCGGGTTACGGCAGAGCGTGCTAGACTACGTGATGAAATCCTACGTAAGCAGTCTGCCGCTCTGGAAAAGATCTCTCTCACTTCTCCTGAGCTTGCGGCAGCACTGCTTGAAATGCGTAAGACTACAGATTTTTGGTCGCGCAAAGTGAAAGAGCAATACGGACTGAAAGGTTCACTTGCTGTGCGCTTCGATGCGGGAATGGGTATCTACCTCACTCGATCCTACCGCACCTTCTCTGAAGAAGGGTACGTAGACAAAGTCCTGACATCTAAGGATGAGGTATTCGTCAAGATTCGTGACGAAGCGATGGAGTACTTCCGCGAAAGATACATCAAGAAAGAAGCGAGCATCAGAGTTAATGCTTCGACTAAGCAGTCTAAGATCGATGGGTCGAAGGCACTAACGAAACAGCAAGCTATGATTGAGGCTAAGGATTATCTAGATGATCATCCTGAGATTCCCGCACAGTTGATGGTTCAGTATATCAAATCGTATGATCCAGAGTATAACCGTAAGCGTGGAGTCTTAGCGAAGGGCGTTACTAAATCTCTGATCGATAACCTCAGGAACAAAACGAATCTCGATCCTCGTCTCCGTGCGTTGCTAGGTGAATATAGTCAGGACACAGAGGCAGTATCAAACTTGCTGAATACTTACTCGACAGTTACTACAATGGTTGCTCGTCAGTCGTTCTATAACAACTTGATTGCAGTAGGCAGTTCAAAGCCAGTACTAGATCCAGAGGGCAATCAAGCTATTGACGAAGACGGACTACCAGTTGAAGAAGGATTCTTGTATACTGAAGAGCAGTTGAAGGAACTCATTAGGAAAGATCCTATGACGCAACAGCGTTACGCTAATCTTCGGACTGGAAAGATATACGTTCCAGATTCTAAAGAGATTATTCCAGATGACTTAGGCGGCACATACGATCCGACATACAATATGTACGGGCCGCTTGAACTCATTGAAGGAATGCGTAAGATGTATAGCCCTCCAGTAATCGATGACAACCTGACAGCTGCACAGTTTGCGACTAAAGAAGTTGCTAACGTATTCAACAAGCTTACTGGACTATCCTTAGGCGTTAAGACGCTGGGTTCGATTGGATTCTATCTCCGCAACATCGTAAGCAATTCTCTATTCTTCGCCCCTTCTCAAGGATTTGTTAACTTCAAGTCGATGGCACTATCCATGAAACTTATCGGACAAGTTGTTGCAGATCCAAACGACATCGATGCGTACAGAGCAGAGCTAGTAGCATTGGGCATACTTAATAATGAGATGCAATCGTCGCTTATTAAGGATCTTCTCAAAGGACGCAAGACACCAGAGAGTTTGAAGGAGGAAGCTAATTCGATTATGGAGAAGCTTCAAACTGTAAAGCAAAAAGCTGGAGTCGTCTATGATAAAATATCTGAAGCAACTGCGCCATTGACGGATAAACTTCGGGCAGCATCTGGAGCAGTCGATGGGTTCTACAAGATGGCATACTTCCACCATGAACTTGAGACATTCCAGAAAGCAAAGCAGCATGACCTCGACGCTGGCAATACGGATTCGTACTACGCTAAACTGACAGACTATGAGATGAAGCGTCTTGCAGCAGACAACGTACTCGCTACAGCGCAGAGTTACTCAGAAGCTCCAGCAATTATTCAGGCGACTGTCCGTAGTGGCGGGATGTTCGTTGCTCCATTCTTGCGGTACAAGACTGAAGTTCCACGGATCGTCTTCAACACTTACAAGCTCGCGTCTAAAGAGCGGAAGTCAGATAATCCAGTTATCAGAAGTCGTGGGCAGAAACGCTTTTGGGGTATGAACTCTGTCTTATTTGTCATCTCAGGTGCAGCGTCTGAAGCAATACGTCGCTGGATGGGGATCGGAGACGACGAGGATGAAGCACTCCGTGAAGGTATGCCATCGTATGCTAAGGACAATACATACTTCTACTATAGATGGTTTGGCGGGAAGCTGATGTCAGGCGACCTTACGTTCATCAACCCTTACTCGTTAGTTGCCGATCCGATTTTGCGTAGTCTTGAACAGATCTCTAGAGGAAACTATTCAAAGGCTATGACGAGTTTTACTAATGCTCTATCGAGTACCTATCTTGATACGCAGATCTTTACTGGAGCATTGCTCGATGTATGGAACAATCAAGATCGTAGTACAAAGCAACCGATTGCCTATGAGTCTGACGGCATCATGCAATACGCTAAGAAGTTAGGCTACATTATCGACAACTCGTTCAACCCTCGCATGATACAGAAAGCATGGGAAGCTTTCAACTCTGCTCAAGGACTCGCTGTTGATGATAAGTATGCACCACTCCATATTCTACTGGATGAGTTCAAGCCAACCCGTCCACGCGAAGTCAACGTGACGGAGAGCGCGACGAAGTTCCTACGCAACAAGCAGAAGGAGCGGAACGATCTGACTGGCAGGATCAATCAACTCAAGACGAAACGTGCGCTGTCTGACGACGACGTCAGGGGGCTTGCCAGAGATTGGGTTGAGACTCGCGTCCGTATTGACGAAGAAGTATACAAGGGACTTCGTGGGTTCCTCAACATTCCTAAATCAGGATTCGGGATTCGGGAAGCCGCTGGACTTATGAAGCAGCAGGATATGGGATACGGGGATCGCCGCATCAGTCTGATCTTCAACGGACTATCAGAGAAGCCCGTACCAAATCCAGCGTTCATCGAAAAGGTGTTGAGCTTAGGAGATGTGGGCGTGCAGCGGATGAAGACGTTCAATGACGAACTCAACCGCTACACGCGTTACATCAAGCTCAACCCGCAATAGCCGTATCGTATACCCGATACAACATATCGACATACGTTTGCGTTTCAGCGTGCAACTGACACTCGATTAGGTTGTCACTTCTCGTTCCACTATTGATGATAGTGGAACGAGAAACATTGAATGACTTAGCAGCTTCTGTTGGAGACATGAGAAAGAATGTCTGAGCAACGCAGTAGGCTATGTCGCGCCACGCAGTAAGACCTTTGCTTCTCTCCTTTGAATCAAGGCGCGTTATGCTAATGCCAGAGATCTTACACACAGCAGTAAGGATCTTCCATGCCTCGTATCTATGATACAGCGGATCATGTGAAGGCATCTTTGCAGGGATCATCACCTGTTGTTTCTTCATATCATCGAGGCGGGTTAGTCGTGATGGACAGGATCGCCTCTTTGATACGCTCTGCATCTTCATCCTCAAAGGAACCTACTGCGGCGGCGATTGCTTCAGCGAAGCCGTCGAGCAAGTTGTCTCTGTGTGTCTTCGTGCAGCGGAGAGAACAGGCGGGAGTGAAGGCAATGACTGCCCATCCGCTCACGCGATTGTTCTCTGGTCGTGCTTTGATGGAGACATCTGCTCCGTTAATGTCCAGCGTGATTGCTGTGTCGTGATCAATGTTTGGGAATCTCATAGTGTTGTTTCGTTTAAGGGGTAATAGTGAACCTCATGGGAATCAGGATTAAGGATTCGGAGAAGGTAGTCAATGGTTTGTGAAGGTAGGTCGTCGCCAATCGGATGCATCCCTGAGGATACACCCATCGTGTACTTTACCCATCCAGAGTGTATCGTGAGGACTAAGTGTTTCATAGTTCAGTTGCGAATAGCCATGCGGCGGTCGCCGCCCATGCTGCCATGACGGCGAGATGGGCGACGAGAATACGGGTACAGGTTTCAGGGTTCATGGTTATTCAAATGTTAGCGGGTTTCAGCATTTGCTGAAACTTGTTTTGTTCTTGAGCGAATGCGACGAAGTCCATCGCGAGCGAGATCATGTACTCCTGCAAGACATCCCACGGATCGCACATGGGGCAACCGCAAGCGGCTTCGATTCCCTTCCACGGGTAGACGAGCTGGCGATCCATCTCGCACGTCAGCCAGTCGTCGCTGTCTTCATCGCAAGTGATTGCATTAAATAAGCGGACGGCATCCCAATCATCATGATCGGATGAGAGGAAGTGCTGCGCGGCCATCTTGTAAGCGGCGGCGTGAAGCGGGTTCTTGATGTCGATGTCCATGTTGTTGTTGATTGGTGTGTTCATGTTAAGCGAGGAGTGATGTTGGTTCAGTGTTAGCAGTAGGCTTAGTCTCAGTTGGCGCGAGCTTAGTCTCACGATACCAACTACTATAGTTGGTCATGTTATGTTTTGCAGCATCGTACAATGCAGAGAGCGCAGGAATGTTCTCGTCTGTGAAGTCAATGCCAAATGGAGTAGGTGCTGGAAGACCCATCAGTTTGAATAGGTTAGTCAACTTGTCCCAATGCGAGAGTATCTTCTCGCCGTTCATGATCTGCCAGTGCGGCATGAGGTCTTGTACTTTTGCTCGCGCTCCTAAGTGTATGCCGTTGAGATTAGGGTAAGCTTGCACAAGAAGCTTTGTTCTAGCATACGCGTGGCCGTCTTCCCTTGAGTACGGCATATTTGATAAACTATTCATACGTCGAAGATTGTTCAGCACTTGATAGAACTCATGCTCTAGTTGTACATAGTTCTCTCTGAGATTGTAGACAGTACCTTCTCGTAGAACGCTGTCCAGATTAACGAGACGTGCATTCATCTTCTTTAGTTCAGGGCTATAGTGGAACGCTGACAGACCAGTTGACAAGTCGTTGCGGTACTTGTTGAACTGACTGGCATAAGCACACAGCAAATGCTCCCATGTGCATTCCCAAGGACTATTGAAATCATCAGCGTTGAATGTCTGACGAAGGATAGTCGCCATCAAAGCGTGGCTACTCATCCTACGTTTGATAGGGGCGTATCCTGAATACACTTCACTATAGGCAGTAGATGCAATAACGAGATCAGTCTCGCTGATCTTACTGACTGCATCACGCCACTTACTTTTAGCCGCATAGCGTTCTGAGAACTTGCCGATATCGTAGTGGACAAACGTCACTCCGTCGAAACGTGCCATGATCACATACGGCGCACCTTCTTTTACTTTTGTAGCTACGAGTAGCTGCTTGCTGGCGACCCACTTGAATGCGGATGACTTCGCATCTTTAGGGGACAAGTTAAGGGCGGCTTCGATTACTTCTTCTGCTTTCATATAGTTGTATTATTTGTGTAGTTGTATTTCAGAGTGTCATATTTATGACAGATTGTAAGCGTGATCGGATGCGCTTCCCCCGTTAGTTTGTTTAGGCGGCTGCGTTGTTAAGCACATCGAGTGCGACAACTTGACCGAAAGGATAGCCAGACTCTTCGAGATCCCACGACAACCAGAGTGTTGGAATGTCGGGAGTCTCTGATGGGAACATACCCCATCCGTCTGTGAGATAGATCAGGACACGGGCATCAGGCGCATTCTCCTCGACCCACTTGAAGGCTGGCCTGAAGTCTGTGCCGCCGCGACCTTTGCAAGTGGCGGGTATCTCCTCGTTGGGCAGGTACTCATTGACATCGCACACTGCGGCATCGACATCCAGCACAATGATACGGGATGCATTGAGCGTGTTACAGGCATCCTGAATCACGGAACAGGCAGTCTTGAGGATTGTGTCTGTGATAGATCCGCTCGTATCCTTGACGAATACAAGCGTGCCGTGTCGTTCGGACTCGATGCCTGCTACACACATATCGTGGTTAGCAAGCCAGCGTCTGTCAGACTTCGTGCTGTCATCTGCGAGGGCGAAGTCGCAGACATACTTCTCAAGCAAGTCACGCATCGTGACAGGGGGATCGAGCAACTCAGAGAACTTCTGCAAGAAGTCGCCAGACACATTGCCACGGAGGCGAGAAGTCTGGATGGTGCTAGACAGGATCTCACGCCAGCGAGTGGCTACTTCTTCTGCTTGCTTCGGCTCAGGACACTTCTCAAACATCCCGCTGGATGAGGGCTTGTCTGCTTTGCCTTTGCCATCTTGTGGCTTGCCATTGCCCTTACCATCTTGTGGCTTGCCATCGCCATCGCCATCGCCATCGCCATCGCCATCGCCATCTTGTGGATCGCCATCTTGTGGATCGCCATCGCCATCTTGTGGATCGCCATCGCTATCGCCATCTTGTGGCTTGCCATCGCCATCTTGTGGATCGCCATCGCCATCTTCCTTCTCCTTCTCCTTCTCCTTCTCCTTCTCCTCCTGAAGCTTGCGATAGATAACCTCGCCCGCCTCGTTCTTGTACTTGTCGAGATCGACATAGCCGTCTGGAGGAAGGACGATCTTGCGGGATGCCTCCTTGTTATACTTCTCTATGAGATTGTTGATCTCGTAGTCGAAGGCGATGTTCGCCATGTGATGGTCAGTCATGTGCTTGCTACGATCCAGATGCCCGAATAGCGGATGGCATACCTCATGCAGGATCAGTCCGATAATCGCGGGCGGAGCGAGCGACGCTACGAAGTCGGGATTGTAGCGGACACGGAGTCCGTTAGTGCAGGCAGTCGGCACACTATAGTCTTCGACCCACGGCATGGCACACGCCGCAGGAGCGAAGAAGTCATAGTGGTTTGTGATGACTGCCATCGCTGTGTCGATCATTTTTTTTACGTTGTGTTTCATATTTATGACAAGTTGCTAGTTGTTTCATTGTGTCGTTGTGACACTTCCATAGTTCATATACTTCATCAGATACTAAATAGTAAGTAAGGTCACGCACCATGTGACTTGAACCCATAGTGCGTAACCATCTACTGAACCAGATCGCATAGTCATAGTTGCCTGATAGCCGTTGAGTGAACGGGAATCGGGGTTCATGATTCAGGATCTGGTCTACTAGTTCAGCTGGAGAGAGTGTCGCCATGTTTGATGTGCCAGTCGATCATCGCTTTGGAGCGCATCAGATCTGGCTTCTTGCGTTTGATAGTGTTGCCAACGAAGGACTCCATCGCTTGCAACGATTGCTCGCTACGAGTTGGATCAGTCAGTCGGTGGGCGAGCAACAGAACTTGCGCGAGATTCTCCTTGTTGGCAAGCACAATCGAACGGCAAGCAATGAGCCACTTGATATCGACTGCGTTGGGGATGTGACAAGTGTCTGCTTCGTCGATCATCTTGCCGACATCTCCTACCTCAGATGTCAGCTTGATGTACTGCGCGAACTGCTCGCCGTGCTTTGCGCCGACACATGAGGCGGCGTGTGCACGGAGCAGGGGATCAGCAGCCATCTCCTTCGTATCTGTGTAAGATGCGGCGAGATCGTCGAGCCTGTCGAAGGATCGGAACGTCGGCAAGTTGGACTCGCCATCCCACTTCGCAATGTCGAAGTCGTAAGTGGCAGTCGGATTGCTGGACAGATACGCCATGACTTCTGCGGACTTGCCATGAGTCTCAAGGAATCGCATATAGGAATCCAGATCGGGTCGCACATGGTAGATGGCAAGGCGGTCAGCGAGAGCGGCGAGCATACGCTCAACGCCAGTCTTGTGGGATAGTCTGTTGCCAGATGCGAACATGATCGTGTCCTCAGGGAAGTGGTACTTGCCAATGCGCCTGTCGAGGATCGCTTGCATGGCGACCTTCATGACGGAGGGCATGGCGTTAGTCAGTTCCTCCCAGTGCAGGGCGTAGCGTCCGTTCGGATCTTGCGGGAAGTCCTCGTCAGTCAGCCACTCCATGCGTCCCGTCTCACGATTCGGGATGCCGAATCCACGGACATCGTTGAAGGTGCGATAGGACAGGCGGTAATCGACAAGCTCGCGGCCCGTCTTCTGTGCAAACAGGTTGCCCTGATAAGACTTGCCGATGCCGTATACCCCTAAGAAGAGTGGGACTTTCTTGTTGCCGCTGAGAGCGGAGCGTTCAAGTACGGCGGCGATATCGTTGGATGTAATTTCTGGATGAGACATAGTAGTGTGTAGTATATAGTTGTATTTCAGAGTGTCATATTTATGACAGATTGTAAGCGTGATCGGATGCGCTTCCCCCGTTAGTTTGTGAGATTAGAATTGCAATGAGCTGATGATGCTCGCGGCTTTCTTGCGAACGTCATCACGCACGTTCTCGCTGGACTTGATCGTGTCGGAGTCGATGCCAGTCAACATGGCACGGGCATCACGGATCGCCTGCTCAAGTGCAGGGTCATCGCCCAACAGCATCTTCGGAATCAGGTCGAAGAGATCGACGAGATTGCTGATGTTCGACTCGTACCACTTTGCCTTGTCGTTCTCGTTGACAGCTTTGCATCTGTCAGACAGATGCTGAAGCTTGTCGATGAGGCGTTGCCTCAACTCAAGGCGGGCATCAGCGAAGCGAGCGTCTGCGATGCGATCAGTCTCCGCTTTGACTTCCTCAAGCAGTTCCTTAGAGACATCGATGCGATAGTCTCCAGAGGCGGGAAGCGGTGAGTACGTCACCTCCATGTAGAACTTGCGTGACACTTCCTCACGCGAGGGATAGCGGCGGGCATCGAAGTCTCCGTTGAGCTTCTGCTTCGCGCCCTCGATGATGGCATCATACTTAGCCAGCCACTCTGCGACGAGGCGATCATGCTCCTGTCGGAGCAAACCGACTTGCGTCATGAAAGTATCGATGCACTTCGCAGGGAGCAGGGACGATCCTCCTCTTTCCCACGGAGTGGTATATACGTTGACGAAGTTCTGCCGTACTGCCGACTCAAACTTCTGGATGGGCGCAGTGTACTCCTCAGATACGAGGAGCATATGAGCCTTATGCATCGCGGCATCTGCGCCGTGAGCATGAGCGTATTCATGTGATGCTTTCTTGTTTGCCACTTTCGGGGCGAACTTGCCGAATGATACGCGGACTAGGATTCCTACTTCAGTATTCATATTATTTAGTTGGTGTTTGTTGTTTCAGTTGTGTCATATTTATGACAGCTTCGGAGTTGAGATGAAGCGGTATGCCTGTCTCAACTGTCCATATATGATAGCATATAGAGAATAGAATGTCAACATCTTTTTCTTGTTGAGCAAAGGTTTTTCTTTGCGCTTATACAAGATGATGTCGCGGCAGAGAATCGGCGGGGATTCCCATGATGATTGACGCGAAGTAAGATACTGGATCGCATTCGCGTTGATGGGCAAGTTGGATTCCACGTTGTGGAGTCGGAGCTTCTGACAAATGTATACGGTTTGAGTGGTCATATTTATGACAGGTTTAGTATTCAGTGATGATGTGTTATGTGTTTGTATTTGAACGCTACAACTATGCGGTAAGCTACGCAGTTTTCATATGTTCTATTTTAGTTTGTGATTGAGTTCGCGGAGTGCCACAATTGCGGCGTTCATGTGACTGATGTTAGCCTCACGGATTTCCCCATTGGTACGGGTTGCGTGTTCACGAGCCATCAGGATCTGAGCGCGGAGATTCGCTCTTTCGGAATCGATTTCGTATTGTGTCATATTTATGACAGGTTTTAGGTTTCAGGCTACACGGAGCACGAAGCCGCTTGTGTCTTTGATGGCATCACCTTTGGCGCGGAGGCCGACGATGCATCCTTTCGGATCGAGGAAGCGGAGGTCATGTTCGTCTCCATCAACTAGAAGTGAGCCGCCGCTGAAGGCAGGCAATGGCTTGCCGCGCTTCACGTTGACGACAGCCGCGACATTGCCGCCGCTCTTCTGAAGAGCGGCGTAGATAGTACCCATGCCAGCCTTCTCGCTACGGCTGAAGGTGAGATGGTAGTTGGCGGGCAAGTCGCCGTTGATGAAGTCCACCATTCTCTGCGTGGACTTTGTGTAGTCGTAGAACTGGAGATGCGGGAACTCCTCTATGAGGGTCATGCCGTTCGTGCCTTTGAGTTTCTCCCAAGGCAGGTCGCTTGTGCCGTTGAGGCGGACGCATGGAATGAGTCCCGTCCTCGCGGCTTTGCGAATGAGCGCAAAGATATCCTTGCGTAGTTCATCGACGAAGGCTTTGGGGTCGGCAAAGAACTTCTTCGTCTTCGCGATCCTTGCGGACTGGACGTTGGAGAACTTGCCATGTCCTGCGGAGTAGAGGCAAGCAGCGGCGCAACCTTTCGTTGCGTTGGGACAGACATTGCGTCCTGCGATCTTGTGGGGTGCAAGATACAAGATGCCTGTGAGGTAGCCTAACGGCTCCCCTTTAGTTGTCTTCGCGTTATCGTATGTGAGTAATGACATAGTAGTTTGTGTGTTTGTGTTTCAGTTGTGTCATATTTATGACAGATTACAGGACGAGTCCTGCGGCTACCATTAGCCAGCAGAAGGTGATCACGCTTGCGATTGCCAGCGTGTAGACAACGGCGCGGAGTACGCCAAACATCACGGCTTGCGCCACGAAGGTGACGAGCGCAAGGATCAGGATGGAGGATACGGGGATCATGCGAGCCTCCCTTCCAGCTCGCGGATTTCGAGAGCGAGGGCAGATGCCTCTTGCTCATGTTGGAGCATGGCGATTACATCGCCATCAAACTCCGCTGTATTGGCTTCTGCCAATGCGTCGCTGTACCAGCACCGCAAGTAGCGGAGCTGGTTGAGGATTCTGCGGGTGACCCGCTTACGGGAAGCGGCGGATAGTTTACGGATTGGATACATATGTTTCATTGGTTGTGTCATATTTATGACAGGTTGTTTTGCAGTAGAGTCTTTCTCAACTGTCCATATATGATAGCATATTATGGACAGAATGTCAATAAGAATCTTAAGGGTTAGGCAAGTAATTTAGGGTTGGCAGTGGCGAGCCGCATGATCGCTTTGAGGTCGCCCTTCTGACAGGCGCGATCCCATTGCTTGAGTTGGCGATTGAACAAAGCGTTTGCCTTATTCGATTCGGGCGGACGCTTCGCTTTATACGACCAGTTGTTTCGAGTCTTTCCTCGTTCGGGTTGGAACATTTTGAGGTGTTCGCACACAGATCGAGTGTTGTCTTTTCTCTGCCGCTTGTGGGAGGTGTCATATTTATGACACTCCGACAAGGAGCAACGGGCGGTGGTAGTGGAGTTAGTATTCATAGTCTTCATACAGTCTGTCTCAACTGTCCATATATGATAGCATATTATGCATGAAATGTCAATAAGTATTTTAAGGAATCGCAAAGTATTTTCAGAGGACGGGCGAGGTGTTACTGGATACGGGCGAGGGATAAGATGGTCGAGGTGTTACTGGATACGGGCGAGGGATAAGATGGTCGAGGTGTTACTGGATACGGGCGAGGTGTTACTGGATACGGGTGTGTGATACAGGATCGAGGGTTCGGGATCGAGGAATCGGGGTTCATAGTTCGCAGAAATCCTAGCGTTTATCGGTGACTAATATGTCGCTGCGTTTTGTAAGTTAAAAAGTCTTATCATAATGCTGTTCACTAATGTGTCGGACACATTAGTGAAGGACTTCTAAATAAGACTTTTTATATTGTATAGGAGAAAATAATTGACGGACGGGGCGTGTCATAAATATGACAACGGAAAGAGTGTCATAAATATGACAACGGAAAGAGTGTCATAAATATGACAACGGAAAGAGTGTCATAAATATGACAACGGAAAGAGTGTCATAAATATGACAACGGAAAGAGTGTCATAAATATGACAACGGAA